GAAGATGTCGTCGGTCATACGTCGGTTTATAATGTCTTGCATCTCTGCTTTTGTGCAAGAGACGACCCGTCTACCGCCTCGGTAGCCATCTGTATATGGTAGCAGATATTTGCCCCACCAGTCTGGCACGACCTGGCGCCCGTCCGTAAAGTCGACCTCGATGGTCGTGTGGATGGAGGGGGTCAAATCTCGTCCTCTTCGATTCCGTCCAGCTTGTCCAGCTCCCGGAACGCCTGATCAATGTCAATGTCGTGCTTGCGCTGCTGGGGAACGCTGCGCCGGGCGGCCTTTAGGTCGCTGTAGCAGAACTCGCAGACCGAGTAGCGCTTCTGCCCCTTGGCTCGTGGCACCATAGGTTCCGGGACGGTATTGGAGATCCAGTGATGTGGCCCGGTCATAATCCCGCAGCAGGCACACTTGGGGTGAGAGCGCTTGATTTTTTGGTATTCCTCTAGGACTGGGGCAATAGTCTTTTGAAGGCGGATGAGGGCCGAGGCAAGCTCCCGGACCTCTCGGCCGCGATCTCGGATCTCAGCGCAAAGCACGCACAGGCCGTGCTCCTCCAGATCCCCGGGTCGATGGTGCTTGTCGTGTTCCATAGTCAATACTATAAAGGCTGACAGCAGGCATCTACTGTGGTACGTGCCGCAGAACATCCATGTATTGTCGTCTAGGCAGCTTGTTTGTTAAAAACTTGGGTAAGGATTTCCGTTGAAATCCCAGCAGTTTGTGTAAACTGCAAAAGCAGATGAGATAATCGTCTCATTGACGAGATCAGTGATTGCAGGCAAGATCTCGCAATACCACTGGAGGTAACTGTGGATTTCAAGGTGTACACCAATGCCCTGAAGGCATATGAGGCGCCAGACGGCGAGCTTTATGTCACGGGGACGACCTCATCGACGATCCGAGACCTGCACGGCGACGAGATGACGCTGAACGCTATCCGAACGATGGCCGATACCGCCAAGCAGAATATGACGATCTTCCTTAACCATAACTACAATGTGCCGGAAGACCTGTTTGGCTCCGTGACAGATGCTCGCGTCGTCAAGCGCTTTGACGCTGAGACCAGCCAGGAGGTCTATGACCTCGATATTGATGTCCTCGTCTGCAAAGAGGACGAGAACCCGGAGGCCATGCGCGCCTACAAGGCGATCAAGCGTGGCGTCAAGCTTGGCCTTTCCATCGGTGCTCGTGTTGACCGAGTTTCCAAGAAGAAGGACAACAAGACCGGTGAAGATACCTACGTTATTGATTCCGTCAAGTTGATGGAAGCGTCTGTCGTTGGCATCCCCGCCAATCAGCGTTCGTACCTCCAGAACGCCGTCAAGAGCCTGAAGGCTGCCGAGAAGGCTGGCGAGCTTACCCTTGAAGAGAAGGCCGCGACTGACCTCGCAGAAGGCGACTTTGTGTCGTGGTCATCCAGCGGCGGCACGGCCCGTGGTAGAATTGAGCACGTCATGCGCGAGGGCACGCTTGGCGTTCCCGACTCCGAGTTTAAGATTGAAGCTACCCCAGAAGATCCGGCTGCGCTTATCAGAATTTGGCGAGATGGTTCTGACGGCTGGGCAGAAACCGACAAGCTGGTTGGCCACAAGTGCTCCACCCTTCGAAAGATCGACTCACTGAAGGGTATTTTCGAATTTGACACCAAGGCTGTCGAGGTAGAGGGTCAGCCGGCCCCAGAGCGCGCCGTGCTCGTCAACGCGCTTCAAGATCTCCTTGCCGACACCGTGTCGTTCTACCTCAAGGCGCATGGCGCCCATTGGAACGTCGTTGGCGAAGAGTTTGCGCAGTATCACGAGCTGTTCGGAGAGATTTATGAGGACGCTCAAGGGGCTATTGACCCAACTGCCGAACTGCTTCGAAAGCTTAACGCCCCGGCGCTTGGCGATATTCGTGAGGTTGCCTCTCGTGCAGAGGGTGAGCCCGTCGCCGACGATAATGACGCAGAGAGCCTTGCCGAGGCGGTGTACTCCGCTAACGAGATGGTTCTTGATTGCATCGCCCATGCCATTGATGAGGCTACCCGCCTCAACATGCAGGGCATTTTGAACTTCCTGGCGGAGCGCCAGGACATGCATCAAAAGTGGTCATGGCAGCTTCGCGCTTCTTTGGCCCCCGAAGAGTCTGAGCCGGAACCGGCTGAGACGCCAGAGGCCCCTGAAGCGGGCGATACTGAAGGAGACACTATCGTGGATACTGAAAAGGCCACGCGGGTCACCGTCACTGTCACGCAGAGCGATGACAAGGAGAAGGTTAAGCCCGCAGAAGAGAACGAGGCCGTTGAGGCCCAGAGCGCAGAGGCTCCTGCCGATGTCGCTAAGTCTGATACTGAGCCCGTAGCGGAGCCCGTGGTTGAGGAGCCGGCCGTTGAGCCTGCTGCTGAGCCCGTCGCTGAGCCCGCTGCTGAGGAGCCTGCTGCCGAGGAGCCCGTCAATGCGGGTCACCAGGCCCTGCAGGACCTTGGGGCTGTCCTTGTTCGCGCCAGCGCTGATGAGCGCGCGCGAATCATTTCTAAGGTCGCTGAGCTCGTCTCTGATGGCGAGCCCGAGGCCGTTGTTCCCGAGGTTGCAGAGGAGCCCGCTGTGGCACCTGTGGAGCCAGAGGTCGAGGCACCCGTTGAGGCCCCAGCCCCTGAGGCTGCGGCAGTTGACGAGGTGACTGCTATCGCCAAGTCTGCGCTGGATGCAGCCTTTGCCGCTCAGCAGGAGGTCGCAGCCGTTAAGGCTCAGCTGACCGAACTGCTTAGCCAGAAGGCCACGGTCGAGGCTGATCTTGCAAAGGCACTTGATGTCGTCGGGCGACTGATGGATCTCCCATCGGGTCGCAAGTCGTATTCAGTTCCTACAAACAATTCCGGGACGAAGGCCCCTTGGCTTTCGCCCGTCATCCAGCGCATGCTGGACAGCGAGGAGTAAAATCATGAGCGAACTCAACGAGAAGTTGCAGGAAGTTGCAAAGGGTCTTGAAACCCTTGGCAATGCTCCGCACCTTGTCGGCCGTGTTGCCGACGAGTCCATTGATGTCGCCGAGGCCTATGCTACTCAGCGCGAGCTTCGCAAGAAGTTCTCGAAGATGAGCCGCATGGAACTTGGCGAGGCGCTCGACATCCAGGCCACCCGCGAAGCGGGCAAGCAGGCTTCGTCCGATGTTCTTAACCGCCTTGCGGTTGCGAACCCGAACATTGCCAAGCTGCTCGATGCCAGCGGCGGCGCGGCGCTTATCCGCCAGGATCTCGAGCCAATCCTTTACGCGATCTTTGTTAAGAAGTTCCCGTTCTTTGAGCGCCTTCGCAAGGAGCCGGCAAACGGCCTTGTGCATGCGTTCAATCAGCAGACTGCTTACGGCGACGCAGTGTTCCAGACTGAGACCGGCACGGTCACGGACGACGTGAACACCTACGCCCGCCAGACGACCAACGTGGCCGTTTTGGCAACCCGCCGTGGTATCACCCTGAAGTCGCAGTTTGCGATTACCCAGGGCGGCGCCCCGGGGCAGCAGGGCCTTTCGACCGAGCTTGAGGGTGGCGTCACTGCCATCGCCCACAAGCTTCAGAAGACCCTCTTCCAGGGTAACGCCAACACCACTTCCGGTGCAGGCGCGACCACCGAGCTCGGTGCCTATGATGCGAACGGCTTTGACGGCCTCCGCAAGCTCCTCGGAGCTGCGGCCGGTACTGCCCAGATCGCAAACAAGGGTACCGCTGCTTACCTGAGCGTCATCAACAACAACGTTGCTGACATCCTCAGCGCTGGTGGTAACCCATCGGCAATCCTTGTGAACCCAGCCGACTACGCCGGCTTGGTCAACGAGGTCACGAACCTTGTTCGCTACAACGGCTCAAGCCGCGCGAGCGAGCAGATGGGCCTTGGTCTTGGTTCCGTTGTCACGGCTGCCGGCGAGCTTCCGCTCCTGGCTGTTCCTGGCGACGCAATCGGGACGTACACCTATAGCTCGACGGCTTACCGCGACATGTATGTCGTGGACGAGTCGGTCTGGTCGATGCCGTACCTTGGTTCGGACTCGATCACGACGCTCGAGATTCCAGTTGGTGTGAACGGCGCTCTTTCGCGCCTCTACATCATGTACTGCATGTACGGTCTTGCCAACAAGACCCCGCAGTTCAACGGGAAGATCCGCGTTTCGATCTAAGAGACGCAGGTCTCTGAAATGCCTGGGGGGCGGGGTGAGTGACCCCGCCCCCTTTGCTTTGAGGTATCTATGGCAAAAAGACGGAAAAACAGAAAAATCCCGTACCACGAAATTATGGCCAAGAAAGCAATTGCTCATGCTATTGCACGGAACCCCGAATACCTGGTAGAAATTACCTGGGACGGCGGAAAAACAATTATGCTTTCAGACGACTTGGTAGTCCGATTCGTCAATGGAAAGGCCAAAATCCCGCTTCGCCTCCTTCCAGAGGTCGAGCAACACGGATGCAAACGCATCTGAGATAAGGAGACATTCTCATGGTCGACATTAACGATATCCTGGGGATCAAGGACGCTAAGCCGGAGCCGGTTGTTGAGATCGAGCCGGTTGTTGCCCCTGAGCCGGTTGTTACACCAGCCGCCCCAGCTAAGGCTGTTGAACCGGTCAAGGTCGCTGCAGAGGCGGACGAGTTCGAAGTCGCTCCTGGCGTGTGGCAGATCAACGTTCCGGTTACGCAGTCGTTCACCCTTCCTGACGGCACTTGGGTTCGCCCAACACAGCTGGATGGCGCCACAAAGGCCGCTGTCCCCGCCAAGTGGGTTGACTGGGTCCGCGCACTCAAGGGTTAATCATTTACCGGCACTGCCGGGAATAGCAAAGGGCAGATAAATGGCCAGCCTCGTGACTCTTTCTGTACCGGGAATCATCTCCGATATTGCTACGTACAACCGTATCCAGGTTGGCCGTGCTGATACTGAGGATGACGCCACGGCAAAGTCTGGAACGTGGGAGCTGCTCGGATACGTCCCCCTCGTGGCCAACGTCTCTTCGTACACATATACTGACGAAGGGGGGGACGCAACTCACTTTTATGCATACCGCCTGAACCACTCTGGAACAAGCGCCACAGGGTCGTGGAGCAGCAATGCTGTCGGCCGCGTGGAAGGGTATTTGACTGTTGCAGAGTTCCGAGAGTACGAGATCGGTGACCTCGGCTTGCCGGATGGCACAGAGGTAAGCAATCAAAAGATTCGGGCAATGGTCAAAATGGCCAGCTCCATGGTCGATTCATACGTCGGATATTCTTTCGACCACAGGCGTTCCGTAGAGCGCCATAAGTGGGACCAGCATACCCGACGCATCTATCCGCGCCATAAGAACATTGAGTCGGTTGAGGCGGTTAGAATCTATGTGAGCGCCCAGCAATCTGCTGCGTTTACCGTCAATGATATTTTCATCAATGACGACCGTGGCTATGTTGAGATCACCAGCCTGGCCAACGTTACCTACTCGCTCTTCCCGGCCATTGTCGCCCTCGGCATGATCGAGCCGGTGGCAGAGATCACCTACACGCACGGCAAGACAAACGTCCCCCAGGACATCAAAGACGCAACGGCGCTTATCGCCGTTGACCTTCTTGCAAAGGACAATGTCGCCAAGCAGGGCCTGCAGGGCATTAGCCGCCTGCGCGTTGGCGAGATGGAGATCTACGCCGACCAATCCGGAGCTGGTGGCTCAAGGAATCGACGAGATCCGCTGGCCTCAATCCCGCTTGCCGCTACGCTTATGCTTGATGCCTACATTAGGACATCTATCCGATGAGTCTTCCTGGCTTTATCAGCACAATCACGCTCAAGCGCCAAGGGTCACTGACCCAGGACGCTATCGGAGCTCCGGTCATCGTGGAATCGGAAATTTGGACCAAGCGTGGACACTATCAGCAAGTATATGGTAACGATCAGCCGAACCAGACTGGACGAAGCTCAAAGAGCATGTTCAAGTTCTGGTTGCCGTATCTCGACGACGCCGACCGACCGGCAATCAACGATACGCTGGTTACCGGCGGCAAAGAATTTACCGTTGCATCGATCAACGAGGAGTCCCTCAAGCACCACCTTTTGGTGGAGGCTTGGATTGTCGAGCGGTAAATGGCTCGCGGCTCTGTAAGTTTCAATATCTCCGTTGCCCAGCAGCAGCTCAAGGCTGTGGAAAATACCCTTAAGCAGGCACAACAGCAGATCGACCCAACGTTTGTTCAGGCCGCAACGCAGCTTGTTCAGTCTGAAGTGTATGGGGGACCACAGAGCCTTGCGGGCCTAGCCTCGCAGGCGGCCCCAGTAGACACCGGAGCGCTGGCCCATGGTCTTGAGGGGCCATACAACAGCGAGGCATTCCCCAAGCGACGACGATCTCAGAGCGTTTTTTCTGTTACCCCGGCCGGTAAGGGGAAGGTTGCCGCGATCATGGTCAATTACGGTACAGACCCGCAGCAGGGGAGCTCGAATGGCGGCGAACATCCATACGTTGGATACGTAAAGCAGGACTTTCTCGGAGCGGCAATGCGCTCATTCCGCTCTCGTCTCAACGTAATTGGCAATGCGCTCTCCCAGGCAATCGCCTACGAAGTCACGCAGTCCCTCCGCTCTGCTGCGCAAGGAGCAGCAAGCTATGCTGCCGGGAAGTTGAAGCTCAGCCCCAAGGCCATCGCCGCACTAGCCGCAAAATTTGGTGCGGCACCTGTGGGCACAGCAAGCGGTCGTGGCTTTAAGTCGCGTAAGCTTGCATCGCTAAGCCAAGCGCATTACAAGAAAATCATGCGCCAGCGTCGGTACAAGCTTCGCAAAGCCGGACTAGCCTAAACGGATCAGGTACTCCGCTGTTACGCCGCTCTCATGCTGAAACAACAACCACTGGCACGGTTCACCAGCAGAAGCAAGCTGCTCCTGAGCGTACGTGTTTGAACTTTCCGTAGATCCCCCGCTCCAGTGCGTAATGCCGTTCAGATACATCCGCGTTGGGGTGTGGAAGTGACCGGCAGCGCTGTAATCAAACCGCGCAACGGTCATATTCCATCCCTGCAGCTTCTTGCCGAACCCATACCAGGGGAAACCGGCAAAGCCGCCGGACACCTGATCGCCATGGAACAAGAACCACGTCTTACCCTTAACGACATCGGTTGCAAACCACGCACGTTCGCCGGCAGAGATAGTCTCTACCCACTCAACGTTCTTCTGCTCCTTCAACGCCATCGAGGCAATGCGGTACATCATGGCGTCGGCGTTGGATTCCGGGTGGAACGTGCCGCGACGACCAAGGCGGCCATGATTGCCAATGACGCCAACGACCCGCACCTTCTCGAAGACGGATGCCAGGCGGCGAACAAGGTTAGCAAGGATCTCGCCACCATGGAAAATCTGATTGTACAGCGAGGCATCAATGAGGTGCGCCTGACCAGGGAAAATGTCTTCCCCTTCAACCAGGTCGCCCAGCAGATACACGCGGAGCTCCTTGACCGGATGCGCCGCACGCTGGATTTCAACGAGGCGCTCTACCTTATCGGAAAGTGACTTGATGCGCTCTGCGGCGACATCGGAATTGTACGTCGGCGTAATCTTTCCGAGCTGCCAATCCGAAAGCAGCAGAATGGCCGTCTCATCGTCGGCCTTGCGCTTGTCTGCCTTTGCTGGAGCAACCGGTGCAATGTTCATTGCTGCCGAAGCCTCTCGCGCTGCCTGATAGACAGCCTCGACAAGCTCGTTTCGGTCTCGCTCCTTATCTTCCAGTTTCTTGAGTGCCTTGCGGTGGGCGGACTTGAGCCGCTCAATCTCACCGATTGCCTCGTATGAGGCAACTTCTTTTTCGGCAACTTCCTTCACGACTTCCACCTTTCCGCGAACAGACGCAATGGCCTCTCGCAATGTTCCTGGGATAATCTCCGGAGAACGGCCGTTGAAGGCCCTTCGGTCGATAAACGACTTTTCTCCCCGGAGTAGCTTGTTCCTCATAATGTTATACCCATTGATCGAACGATCTGGGTATGCCTTGCTGAACTCGCTGTACTCCATGTTCAGAGCGTCCTGCTTTTCCGCAGCGGACCACGGCCGCAGGTACTGATACTGTCCTGGCATTTAACCTCCGGGGAGACTAATCCCTACTTCTTGCCTGAAGCAGGCTTCTTGGCTGCCGCCTTTGCGGCAGGCTTTGCGGCTGGCTTGGCAGCCTTCTTAGGAGCAGCCTTCTGCGCCTTTAACGGCTTTGCCGTCTTTTTCGAGAACAGATCCTTCAAACCCATGTTACAACTCCTTCTGGCCATTTTCGGCCAGAGGGACTATATCACACTTTGAACCACATATCCACAACATCGTGTAGTCGCAGAAGAATTTATGGTAGATGATGGACATGTCAAGAAGTACAATCTTGGGCATGTATGGCATCTACGAAGCCTTTTTCTCCGCGTTGAGCTCCGATACCCAGCTTCAGACGCTGCTGGGCGGTACTGCCACGGATAAAAAGGTCTACCCCGTTTACCACCCCGGAAAGTCCAGTTTGCCCTCCATCCGCGTGGCCATTTATGGCGGCGGAAGCGATGTGGCCCTGGGCGTTGACCGCCCCATTGTGGACGTGCTGATCGTGAGTAAAAACGGGGCCGCAGAGATGAATACTATTGGCAACCGCGTGGATGTGGTGCTTAATAGGAAACGCCTCTCGGGGCCGAACGGGACAGTCTTGCATTTGTCGCATAAGGTGACAGAGCAGGACATCTACGACGACACGAGTCTGGAATACCGGCGAGTGATCCGGTATAGCGTCATCAAGACATAGGAGAAAACACAATGCTTACACTTGGATCCGGTGTAGTCAAGGTGGCGTTCTGGAAGTCCGGAGCCGTCATCAACGCTGCTGCACCTTACTTTACTACTACCTCCGGATACGGCAACACGGGCGAGCTCGTGACTGTCGGTGAGATCGGTGGCGATGTCGAGTTCGACATCAACTTCCAGGAGCGAGAGTTCTACGGCCAGTCGAACTTCCCGATTGCTAAGGCGTTCTTCGGCGGCAAGGCCGATATTCGCGCTCGTGGCGTCGAGATTAACTGGGACAACGTCAAGAACCTCTTCCACGTTTCGCTCGGCGAGGGCACGAACCTCGACTCGACCGCGTATGGCTACGCCCATGACGACTTCACCGGTGGTTCCTACTCGGTGAACTTCGATCCAGACGGCGGCCGCCCGAACAGCACCATCAGCAACGTGACGGCTCTCATGGGCCTTCCACGCCCGCTGTATGTCAAGTTCGAGCACATCCGCTCGGATGACCCGTCAAAGTCGGTGATCATTCACCTTCCAAAGGCGTATAGCATGCAGCTCATGATGCCGTTCACCCGTGAAGACATCGCCCGTCAGGACCTTGACTTCTCGGCCGTTGTGGACCGCAATTGCAAGGTTACATCTGGCTCGTCGAGCACGACCCCTTCGGTCGTCCTCATCGAGGCCTAATAGCAGATTAGGGGGTCACGAACATGTTCACTCTCGGAAGTGGTCGTCTGAAGCTCGGTACGTGGCTCAACGGCGGCCTGTATACACAGGTGTCCGGCGTGTCCGTGACCCCCTCTACTGCTAGTGGTTCCGTTCCGGCTGGCACGTACTATGTGCGTGTCGCCGGGAAGAACTCCGCTGGCGTTGCAACGCCTTCGGAGACGTATATCGTCGTCCTGAGCGCAACCGGTAAGCTTGATGTGTCCTGGACCGCCCTTACTGGCGCAACCTCCGGATACGACGTCTACGTCGGCACGGTCGACGGCTACGACTGGAAGCAGGGCTCAGTGAGCTCTGGCACAACGACACTCAGCGTTACTTCACTGGCCGATCCGGCCGGTGCCGACCTCGCCCGCTACAAAGGACTACTTGACATCGGTGAAATTGGTGGAGACGTTGAGTTTGACATTACGTTCCAGGAACGTGAATTCTTTGGCCAATATAACTTCCCGATTGCCAAGGCTCACTTCGGTGGCAAGTCAAACATTCGCGTTCGCGGCATTGAGCTTGACCCAATGCGTTTCCAGCGAATCTTTAGCGTTACCGGTGGAAGCAATGCAAGCACAAGCATTTATCCTGGTACTCTAAATTACAAGGAAACCATTAACTTCGGCACTGCTGCTGTCAATCCTCTTGACCTGTCAATGCTCCGCAACCGCCCGGTTCGCGCCGTTTTTACTCATACCCGCTCTGACGACCCGTCGAAGACGGTGGCGATCACGGCCTACAAGGCGTGCATTTACCAGCACAACATCCCATTCACGCGCGAGGACATCATCAAGGTTGATCTTGAGCTCAACCTGCAGTATGATTCCAGCACGGCGCAGATTGTGTCGATTGCAGCCTAATTAACAGGTTGTAGCTGGTAGGCCCCACAGGGGGCAAGGAGTTCACATGGCGAACCTTAATGAGGTGCGCGCTGCGCGCGTACTCAACCTCAATGATCTCGCTGACATTGAGGAGAAGTTTGGTGGCCTTGACAAGGTTGACCTGACACGTTTCACTGTCCTTCGCTACATTCTTTGGCTTGTCCTTCGTAAGGATGATCCCAAGGTCGATGAGCGCGCGGTTGGCGAGCGATTCTCGCTTGACACCATGCGCGAAGAGATCGATAAGGTGCTCCGTTCAAGCGGCCTCATTGGCAACGGTGAAGAGGGCATCGAGGGAAAAGCGGAGGCGTAAGCTGGTCTGAGATCGACTGGGGGTCGATCATGGCGTCTTACGCAGATGCCTTTGGTTATACCCCAAGCGATTTCATGCAACTCACGCTACCCCAGCTAAACGCATTCGCAAGATACATCGAACAGCGTGATAAGGAGATGAAGGAGGGTTCGTCCTCATCTTCATCTTCGAAGAGCTCTAAGAACCGAGCGAAGTTTGCCGAAGGTAGCAAGGGAATGAGCAACATCGGCTCACTTGAGCAGATGATTTCCGTGTTCGGCAGGCCCGGTGGGCAGTCCGGCGGATGAGTGGGGGTTTTGAGTGGCTGAGGGTCAGGGCGGGAATGTCGCAAGCGTAGGTCTATCTCTAGACTCGTCTGCGTTTAATTCTGGCGTAGCCCGCGCCCTTGCAGACATTTCCCGACTCCTCACCGGACTGCGCGAGCTTCAGGCTGCCAGCCAGAAAACCAACCTCGGCCAACTCGGCGCTACTGGACGATCCGGAGCGGCTTCTGGCGCTTTTACCCCCGCAACATTTGCACGCGATATTCGTCGCCTTGCTATTCCGGCAATCCGTCAGCTTGATCGCGCCGCCTCCACGTCTCCGCTACTTACCGGAAGAATGGCTCGCGGTGCCGGGTTTGACCCTGCTGCCATGGCAGCGGCAATCAATCGCCAGACAATTCCCGCAATCCAACGCCTCAACCGAACTATGGGGAGCTTCCGCGACTCCGACTTCATGAAGGAGTTTGAGGCTGGTCGAGCCGCCAGGGAGCGCGCTCACCGAGCAATGCTGGAGCGTGAGTCCAGGATTACGCAGGAAATTGCCAAGGGAACCACTAAGCGATTGGAGCGCGAGCAGGCGCGCATGATCCAGGCGCAGCAGGCTGAAAACCGCCGAGCGGCAGATCCAAACACCCAAGGCTCTCGACAGCTTCGTGCCGCAATTGAAATGCGCCGTCAACTTGCGGAGCAAAAGCGTTACGTTGAGGCGCACCCAACCCCAACGCAGACCCGCTATGCCGGAGGCGGAAGGGGCGGTGGCAGCCGTGAGGGTCGATGGGGTGACGTTGCCGACCTGAAAGGCATTCCAAAGGACTGGCGCAAAGTCCTTATGCAGCTTGAGCAGCAGGGGTGGAGGATTGAGCCACGAAGTGGGGGCCATCCAGTTGCATACCCGACAAGCAAGCAATATAAGCCCATTACGTTCCCGAGCACGCCATCAGACCATCGTGACCTTCTAAACTTTATCTCGAAGGCACGACGATCTGGCGGGGTTATCAATGGTCGTGGGTACCGAGATGAGGCCGGTCCATTTGTTGAGCGACAGCGTGGATTCTATGAAGACCCGTCAACCAAGAAACCGACGCTTCGCGCCAACTATCGAATGGCTGCCCTTGAGGAACTTGTAACCTCTAACCTACCGAGCTATCCGCCGGTCATGCAACCGCGCCCTCGCGGCGTGTCTGGTGTCTCTGCGGCCGATCCTAACTCCCGGCAGCAAATTGAAAGAATGATCAAGGGCTTTGAGCGCGGCAAAGTGTTTGCCCCAAGCGCTAACCTTGAGGAAGGCCTCATTGCCACCGTGGCAAATGCTGCTGGACAGCAGTTCGTCGCATCCGGTAATGCCCGAACCATGGCGCTTCAAGCCATTGCAAAGCAAGGAACTCCGCTTCGCAACGCCATTAGCGGCTTTAGCATGGAGTACCTAAAATCAAATCCAACAGAGTTTGGCCAGGGCGAGGTTGCCGCACTTAAAAAGGCTGGAGCATCTATTGCAAGGTCCGGCAAAACGCCAGTGCTCATCCGCGAGATTGCCGGTGGCGTAGAAGGCCTTGCTCCGCAGCGCCTTGGCCAGCTCGGTCTGCAACTCAATGCTCGAACCGGTCTTTCTGAGAGCGAGATCGCCATTGCTGCGTCGCGCATGCTTTCTAAGGTCCCGGCAGAGGTGCTTGCCGGAGATCCTCGTAAGATTGTCGCCGCAGGAAAGGGGCCAGCATATGAGGCCCTAAAGAGCGCCCTTTCTTCGGAAGTGCTCGGTGAGCATGTTATGGGGACAAGGTACAAGGGTGCCAGCGGTGGTGTTGCATTTAAGGGCATGATGGAGCAGATGCTGTATGCACGCGCGTACGGCAATAACCCGGCAACCGCCCAAATGCTCACCGCAGCGTTCTCCGGAGAGCCCTCAGAGATGAGTTCCTCTGTCAGGGCTGCACTTGGTCGTAGCCTTGGACCACAACTACGTCTCCGCGAACGAATCAATGCTGGAGAAGTTCCGGCAGGCATGGATCCAATCTTCAACTCGCTTCCTGGAGCATTGCAACTTATGCAAAGGGCACTCGGGACCGGCGGGCAGGGGCCAGGGTGGATTACCAACCCAGAAACACTTCGTGGAAACCCTGCCGGAGCGTTGCGTGCATTGCTTTCGCAGAAAACTATGTTTGGAGATCCGACTACAGCAATTGAGCGTCGTCTTGCCGCAAACATGCTTGCTGTCGGGCCTCAGGGTTTGTCTCCGTTCCTTTCCTCACTCGGCATGTACGGCTCCCGGGCAGAAGGTGCCCAGATGGGCATGTTCGGCGCGTCTGAGGGTGGCCTGCTGCAAGCAACTAGCAACCCACGTCAGGCTATTGCACTGGCCCAGAAGGCAGCCGCACAATACCAAGAAGCACTAAAGACCGATCCGGCCCTGAAGGGCACCGGAAAGGCGGCCGTTACCGCCAGAGAGGCAGTGCTAACCTCCATTGTTGAGGGCGTCTATTCTGGCATGCCTGCTCAAGCTGCGGCTGTGGCGCAGAAGGTGGCAACAAGCAGCCCACAGGCTGCTGCTGTCGGCCAAGAAATTGTGCAGGGGACCGCTGCGGCTGTCACTCAGGCTGCGGTAAATCCAAAGAGGAAGAAATTCACGTTTAAGCTTTCCGAGGAGGAGCAGGCTGCGTTCCTCAGTAAGCTTCGTGGACCAGTGGTTGCCCCCGCCTCACAGGGCGGCGGATATCAAATGTTCCCACCAGAAGAGCCAAGAACTGGGCTGCGCAGGCCAAATGCCCAGCGCATGACAGAGCTTGGTGGATACGGTATTTCTCCACGGGAAATCGGTGTTGCTGAGGGCAGCGTAAAGGCCCGTGCTGGTGGGTATCTGCCGTATAGCGAGTCTAGCCCACAGCGGCAAATGCAATACAACAATCGGCTTACACGCGGCTATGCAACGTTGATGGGTGAAATCGAGGGTCACCTCGCTCAACCAGGACCAAAGTCTACCGCCGCGCTTGCAGCAAAAATTCCAGAGGTTGAACGTCTATACAAGGTTGCTATGGAGCGTGGCGGCCTTGGCATGGACCCAATGAACGCCCATGCAGAAGTGGTTGCCAAGGCTCGAGCAATCCTTGGACCCGTAGCCATCCCGCAGTCAGAGCCCCAGCGGCCACCAATTGTTACCGCAACGCCGGTACCGACGACACCCGAAGGAATTCCTTACATCAAGGTTCCAACTAGCGGAGAGTTGACTGAGGCCCAGATAAAAGCTGTCCAGGAGGGCCGAGCAAAGCTCTTAATGCCGCCTCCTCCACCTCGGCAAAAGACCGGAAGGAGCATTGGCGGTCCTATCCCGCCAACCAATGAGGGTTTGGCATCGCTCCTTGGCATTGGTCCGGCGCTGCAACTTGGTGCCGGATATCGTCCGTATCCTGGCGATCCAATGCTTGCCGCCCTTACGCGCGCTCAAGTAGAGCGACGCGCCCTCGCTCTGTCTCGTGGGCAGGTTGAGGGTCCCCTTATCGGGGCAAATCGTGGCGGCCTTGATCCGGTAACCGGTGCGTTTACTGTCAATCCGAAGATTCCAGAAGTCACCAGGATGCAAGGCGGAATGCTTCGTGCGCTTCTTACTAGCGAATCGCTGAGCGCAGCTGAAAAGGCACGACAGATCTCCCTTCTCAGCGGAAGCATTCCCGGCATGCGAGGGGTTCCAACGAGTATCCCAGAGGGCCAGTGGCAGAAGCTTGGGAGCGGGTCATATCGCGGACCAAAAGACCTCAAGCCAGTGTACGAGTCGCTCAAGCCGCTTATTGAGCAGTATGGTGCCGCTCGAACTATGGGCTACGTTGAACTTGCCAGGGGCTCTTCGCAAGGTTACGGGTATTGGGATCCAAAGAATAAAGGCCTGAATCTTTCTGGGCTTGAGGGACGAAGCTCTGGTGCAATCATGCGAACGTTGGTGCACGAGCTTGCGCATGGATCATTTGGCGAGGCAATGAGGACCGGCTACAAGCAGCCTGGTCAGGTTCAGATTTATGGCCCCAAGGGTGAAAGCATGGGCATGGCGCCGCATGGCGCTGCCTCTGCGCTTCTTGCCGGAGAGCCAACGAGAGTCGGCCACCTTGATCCAAAGTTCTACGAGATGCAGGCAAGGATTCTTAAGTCCGAGGGCGGGCTTTTCTCATCGTTGCTGTTCCATAACTTTGCGCAGGGTGGGTCGCTCCCAGGTGGGCTTGGGTTGCAGGGCACAGGCCCAGAATATGGTATTGGAAAGCTCGCCGCTCAACTGACTCCACAGCTAGAAAAACTTGCCTCGCCTCAGCAGCTTCTAGCCGCTCAGGCATTTACAAAGACTATGAACACCTTGGTAGGTGGTATTGAAGGATTTGCTAAGGGCAGGGGCAACCTCGAGCAGACCAGCAACGGCATCGCAAAGGCGTTCAGAACGCTTGGAGAATCGTCCTCTGAATTCAAGCCAGAGTTTTTGCTCGGCGGTGCCGCCCGGCTATCCAACTTCATCCGGCAAAATGGCCAAGAAGGCCTGGCAAAGATGGCCCCAGAGCAGTTGCGTGCAGGAATCGTCAACTCCATCCTGTCTACCACGACCGGCGCACTCGGTCCGGGTCGGTTGCTGGGGCCAATGTCGCAGGTCAGTGGTGTTCATGGGCAGATCTCAGAGTTCCTCAAAAATGCCAGCGAAATGGAGAAGGGCTACCTGGCCATGGCGATCAACCCGCAGGCCTTTGTTAAGGAGCCCGGGGCAAAGCCATTCTACCAGCGTGGAGATGTAGATCATCTACAGAAGGCTCAGGAAATCCTCTCAAACGTTGCGCAGGAGGCAGAACGCGCTGCAAGCGTCATCCCAGCAGCAACAAATGTTGCCGTTACGCGACGTGCCGGAATGCAGCTTCCTGTTATCAATCGAGGACGCATGCTTCCGGCAGAACACTCGGTTGTTGTTTCCGGGCAGCGCTATGGGGCCGGTGGTGGTCAGTTTGTAGAAACAACTAATAGCGCCGGAGAGACTGTTCGGCAATTTGTTCCTGCTCAGCGCCTCCCAGAGGTAACCCCTGTACAGGGACCTATGTCTGGCTCCGGAGCCCTTGTCGTCTACGACCCCCGCGTTGCTGCTCAATACGAGCAGAATAATCCACGCTTTGCCGGAAGGCCATATGGCGGTCGAGCAGAGACTCAACGCTTTACTCCGAATGCTGCTCTTCTCAACGAGGCATACATGCGCACGCTCAGCTACGGAGGACAGGGCTTCTTCGGTCGTGTAGGGTACGAGCGCCTGACAATGCCGGCACAAGAAATTGCAAGCCGGTACGCCGGATTCCGTGGCGCTGTTGGTCAGGCCGCATACAACAGCCCCCTCAGCCCAATTGGCGGCATGATGAGCCAGTTCCGACAGGCAACAGGAACATATGCCGAGGCCGAAATGGGAAAGCAGCAGCTTCGCGCGGCGGCCCGCCAGCAATATCAAGGTCAAGTTGCCCAGGCTGATGCATTTGCCAATGCCCAGACTCGATTGAATCGTGTTCTCGGTACTGGCACCGTAAACTTCCGAGAGCTTGGCAAGGTAATGAGCGAGGTCGGAAACGGCTTTACTTCTGGAGCTCTTTCTTCGCTGAGGTTCGCTGCAAACCTTGCCATTGGACAGCAGGCAGTGTTTGCGTTCGTCGGAATGATCAACCACCTCCGTGGCGGTATTATCGAGTTCAACGCAAAACTTGAGGCCGCTGCCGTAGGGTTTAACACACTCTTCCGAAACGCTGGATATACCGTCGAAGATGCGAGCGAGAAGACCAAGGCATTCATTGGCGTTCTTCGTGACTTTGCCAACGTAACAAACTTCCGATTCGGCGACCTTGAGACCGCAGCCCTCCGCATGAAGGCATTCGGTTTCGAGGTGGATAACGTTACCGCTGCCGCAAAGAACCAGATGCCAATCCTTGAGGAAATTCCTAATCCGTGGGCAAAACTGACCGGAGAGGCTAAGAGCTTCCGTGGCGCCCTCGTCAACATCGGCGATGCAGTTGCGGCACTCGGCGCAGAAGACGATAAACTCCGCCGTGTCACGTACGCCCTTGGCCAGATGAACTCAGCTGGTCGTGTCTATCAAAACGACATGATGCAGCTGGCAAACGCTGGTATTGCCGGATATGACATTCTTGCTAAGGCAGTTAAGAAGCAACTCGAGAATGACCCAGAGCTCATGCGCGCAAATAAGGCCATCTATAACAAGTTGCTAAACCCAAGAACTGCCGTAGAGGAGATCCGCAAACTTGCCCGCGTTGGACGACTCGTTGGACCAGAGGCCGTGCAGGCCATTCTCCAGGGCCTTGGGCAGCAGTACGGCGGCGGCATGAAGGCGTTCTCCCGTACCTTCCAAGGAGCCATGACAACTCTTGCGGATACGTCGCAATCCCTTATTGCTACCGCGTTCAAGCCACTCTTCGATGTCACCCGAGATCTTGTCGTTCAGCTTGCCGACGCCTTCCAAACATCTGAGTGGACGGGCAAGGCGGATAATGCCGCCAAGGTCATTCAGAAGGTTGCGGAAGCGCTCAGGTCAATGATCCCTGGAACGGCAGACACGATTATGAAGGTCCTTGGTAGCTTCTTTGAAACCTTTGCAAAACTTGGAAGCTCCCTTGGCAGTACCACAAATGGCTTGGGTAGCTTTGTTAATAACTTTGCTGCAGGAGTAAAGACCATTGGAGATCTTCTTCAAAACAGCGTGATCCGCAACCTTTTGGTGGCCGGCGTTACCGCAAAACTCGTTATGGGAACAATTGCTTCCAACCCTCTCCTGGCAACCATTGGACTCATTGTGTCTTCCATTGGGGCAATCAGTAAGGCTATTGAGACAAACGCCTTTGGCTTTGGCGACCTTGCGGCAAAGGTGCAACCTGAATTTGACAAGATCCTTGCAAATATCAGCGGAAACTTCATCCCGGGAGTAACGAGCGGCCTCTCCGACGGCCTGGGCGCGTTCTTTGCCATCATGGGGGCCTTCATCCGCGCAGTCACTCCGCTATTGGTCGCAATCCTGGACATCATTAGTAACGTTGGGTCTGCTATCAAGCCATTTGCCAGCGTTCTTGGCGTTGCGCTTGCGGCATTTGTTGGCAAGAAAGTCCTGATCGACGGCATGGCTGCCGCCATGGGTAAGTTTGCCGCCGCAACTGGCGCTGCCGTCGGCAGGGTCACATCGCTTAAGGAAAAGATGGCGCTGTATCAGGCGTTTGGAACCACCGGAAGGTACTACGGTGGCGACAAGCTAATGGCGATGCAAACTATGCAGCTGGCCAATGGTCAAAGTCGAGCAGTTCTTGCCCCTGCCGAGCAGGGTGGAATTGGTATCGGCGGACCGACTGCCGTTCGCGCAGCCCTTGCCCTGGCGAATCAATTTGCCCTCCTGCAGACCGGAGCCCCACTCCAGACTGCCGGAGTCGTTCCGCCGCAAACGGTCCTTGACAAAAAGACCGGCCGCCAGGTCGCCAACCCAATGTATCAACAGTTCCTTAATACCGCCGCATTTAATCCGCAGACAACTCTGGCCCAGTATCAAGCAATTCGCGGCGCACGAAAAGAAGAAATTATGCAGGAGTTGGCAATTCGAAGGAACAAGTCGCTGACCCCAGAACAGCGCCAGGCTGCTCTAGCAAATGTGTCAACTGCCGGACGCCAGGCATATCGACAATTCCGTGCAGATACCGGAGGAGCTGGTTCTTCAAGCATGAAGGCCCTTGAGGCGTCATTTGCCTCAATGAGCCAGGGGATGATTGCCCAGCTCGGTCAGTTTATGGCCAAGATTCGATCCACTGGCCTCAGCTTGGAAACACTAAAGACTATTGCCAAGGCGGTTGGATCCCGACTTGCTGGCATGGCAACTGCTGCCATGGGCATGGGCATGCTCTTTAGCGCTATCGGCGGAGCTTTGAATGTTAAGGAGCTTCAAGCAGTTGGAGATACGCTCACAACGATTGGGTTTGCAACAACAGGTTTGACCATGATGTTTAACGCCTTGACTGTAGCTGTTGGCGCTGCCGCGCTGCCGCTTATGGCGCTTATGCTTGCAATTGGCGGCCTTATCGCGTTCATCAGTGCCAGCACAACTACCGAGCAGGATAAGAAAGGCGCAAAGCAAGTAAGCGAGATTATGGATCTCCGTGATCAGATGGTTGCAATGTACGGAGAGGAAGAGGCAAAGCGCAGGTTCCCGGACTACTTCCCAGAAAATCTTACGTTGCCGGAGAAAAAGTTGCGCATGGCCCTTCCCGGTGAAACCCCAGACTCTTATGATTGGATTAACAATATCGCATTGAAACTTGATTATGACCCAAAGGATCTTGCCGCTGTCCGAAGTCAGTTCGGATTTACCGATGAGGATTTTGCAAAGACAAAAGCCTATTTTGAGATGATGAATACCGATACCGGTCGAATTCTCTCCTTGTTCCAGGAAGGAAAAACGGCCGAGCAGATTGCTGAGATTACCGGTCTACCAATTGATCGAATCAAGTTGCAGCTAAAGGAATTCTACGAGACAACTGGTTCTGACAATAAGGACTTTATTGCCAAGGTGCTTAGCGATAGCCTTGATGCAACCGGCGCTGCCCTGAAAGAAGCGCAGGAGGCTTACGAAAAGGCAATGGAGCCGTTCCAGAAGAACCTTAGCCGCCTGACTTCTCGAACCCAGGAAGTCATGCAGGCGCTCTTTGAGAGCGAGAAGAAGGCCCTGGAAGATGAGAAGAAGGCTGCGCTAGAAAATACGTTGGTAATGTACAACGGCGAGCAGGTCCGACTTGGCGTGCTGCAGCAGCAATATGATGCCATGAAGCTTCAGCGCGAAGAAATGGACCGCATGGCCGAACTTGAGAAACAGCGCACAGCTGCCGCAGAGGCCGCGCTCAATATCTTTGACGCCAGTGTTGATCCGCTTGAGCGAGCTCGAGCGGCTCGAGAGTCCGCTCGAGATCTTTTCAATCAAGTTGGAACGTCAAGGCTTGACGAGATGCAGCGGGCGATTACCGCCGGCCAGGGGAATGTCGCCTATACAGAAACCGAGGCATTCTACAACGAGAAGATGGATGCCCTACAAAAGGATCAGGCCGAGCGAATGCGCACGGTCCAGGAGCAAATCGACGACTTGATGCAGAAGATCAAGGAAGGCAAGATTGGGACCGCCGCCGCACAGCAGCAGTTCAAGGATATCTTTGCGCAAGCCGGTCTTGACCTCGACGTTGCCCAGACACAAGGGTACTCGTTTATGTCAGCCTTTGGCGATGGCTTCATGGATGCGATGAACACAAATATTAAGGGCGTATTCTCCAAGCTGCCTGGACTTATCATGAAGGCGTTGGAAATGGTCAAGCAGGACAAGCTGTATCAGCAGGCCCTTGACGCCTATAACGCCATCGTCACGATGGGTGACAAGATTACTGGCAAGGAATACAAGTCTAAGTATCTGCAGCCGCGCCTTGCTGGTTTGAACACTCTCTACAAAGATGCCGTTAAGTACCTTACCAGTGGCGAGGGCGTAAAGGCTGCCGGTGGCCTTGATAAGGCGCAAGCCATGATGGCCACACTGCTCAAGAAGAAGATCGAACTGGAAAACATGATCTCGGCAACTAGCGATACGGCTGTTATTGACAAGTCACTTGCATTGGCTGGAGACTCCTCATATCGCAGTGACATTATGGGTATCCAGTTGCCCGGCATGGGAAATCGCTCGCTTGTCGACTACCTCAGGCTTTACATGGGCTACGCTTCTCGTGACCGCGATAATTACATGAACAATCCGTATCTTGCCGGTGGCGCGGCTGGCGGTACAATCACGACTGCCGGTCAGTTCATGGTGGGCGAGCGCGGGCCGGAGATGATTGAAGTTGGGCCAAACGGCATTCGCGTCGTCCCAAACCACAAGCTTCCGTCCTGGCTGCGCTCGTCTGCCGGGGCTCTTGGCGCTGTCAATATGGGTCTGGGTGGCTATGCCTTTGGCACTGGTTCGGGCGACTCCGGAATGCGTGGACTGAAGTTTGACCCTAAACACATTAACCCGGAACACATTAGAAAATATGGCAACGTGTCAATGGCCGGAACCTGGCAGTCTGCCCTTGGCATGCTATTGATGCGTGCCGGGGCACCTATTGCCGCCCTTGCGTCAAGGGCCGGTAACGGACTTACTCGTGGAATGGAGTGGATGATTGGACCAGGACCACTTGGCAAGATGGCCGATAAGATTGTATCACTTGGCAGTAGCATCAATAATATTGATCCAGAAAATCTTGGACCAAAAATGAAGTTAATTAGCACGCTCATGAAACCGCAAATGGACATGATGGCATTTGCGCAAGACGTTGGGTATACCAAGTATATGTCTACTGATTTCTTGAAAACTATGGCAGCTGCTGGTGGCACAATCGGCCTCACCGGGTTAGAAGCACAAGGCTTGATGGGTGCCCCTGGGTTCCTCATGAATCTTCTCAATGGTGGCCCACGATCAGTAACGCCACCAAACGTGCATGCACACCCATCTCGATCACCAATTAGTGGTACAGTGAACATTCACAACCCGCAACTCAACTCTGCGGCCGACATTGACCGACTCGCCGAGCGCGTTGCGGAGGCTCAAGTGCGAGCACTTCGAAACTCCGGCTATGTAAAGAGGTAACTAATGGCCAGCTATACTGGAACAATCACTGTCAAGATTCAACCAAAGCTGCTCGACTATACCTCGCTGTCCGATTTCGTTGATATCACTAACCGCGTGATCTTTTCCGAGGGAGGAGATTCGTCGTTTACGTTCACGCAGAGCTCTGAGGGGTCACAGGCAGGTGCTTCGTTCTCCCTGTTCACCATGTTCCCCATCTCAACAACGAAGTGGTCATCGTATACCGGAGCAACAGACTTGATCAAGGCGCAAGCTGCGCTTAATGACCCTACCTTTGACTTCGAAGTGCCGGCTAGGTCTGAGGTGCAAATCTACGAGAACGGCAGCCTGATCTTCGGCGGCATCGTGACCGAAGTGTCTCGGGAGCGAACGGGTGGATCCATCACCACGCGCATTACCTGCCAAGACTATACTGCGCTCCTTGACGAGGTGGTAATTGACCGGTACAAGGCCCCCTACGACGTAAAGGACTACCAGATCATCAAGGGCGGCTACGCCACCGACCCCGAAAAGAACGGCCTGTCGGTCATCAAGCTCGTTGATGGTGGCTCCGGCAGCACCCGAGAAATCACCGTTTCCCTGGAAGATGCGCACGACATGATTGTTGGGCAGCAGTTCACCATTGACCGATCTAGCTCATACAACGGGACATGGACTGTTTCTTCAATTCTTTCTGAGGTGTCAATTAAGGCAACAAAGTCTGGAACCGCTCCATATACCGCAGGCGATGAGACATCCGCCCGGCTAACGCCATATACGGCATCGATTTTTTCAGACATCCGAACGACCGATGCCTACAGCGGCCTATCGTTTAGCCTTGGAATCAATGCAACTAGTAGCTATGTCGAAGAGAATCTTAACGATACGCGCTTTAGCCCCATTTCGTATTTGCCGGACTCATCGTACCCAGATAAACTCGGGGCAAAGTTGTATCTGCCATTTTCCGATTACAAAGTTAGCAACTATCGATTCTCTGCCGACCCCAAGGCGGCTGATCTTACCAATGAGCTGCGTCTCTTTGGTTTGCAAAGCACTATTAATGAGCGAAACCTTGTCACCTCTATCAGTTCCTATAACACGACGAGCAATTATGTTGACGTCACAACTCTTGGTTCACACAACATTATCAGCGGCGAATACGTCAGCGTTGTCAACCCGCTTCTTGATTCTGGAAAGACTTCTTTTTCATCGAGCTTCCAGGCAGATCGACAAAGTTCATCGGTGGTTCGCATGGCATCACCTACTGATCCGGCGATTGACGTAAAGAAATACGCAATCACTGCGGCAAGTGGGGACGGAACATATATTACCTATACCTGCACAAATACATTTCTTCCTGGAGATGTGGTGGGAATCAGCGGGATTACGGAAACTAGCACCGCCGGATACGGCTCGCTTAACATTGTTTCCACCGTAGTGGAAGAAGCCACATCAACAACGTTCAAGATTAAAAACCCAGGAAATCAGACTGCCACCAGCTTTACAGGGGCCTATGCCTACACGACCTATATCCAACTGGCCAAGGATCGAGTGCAAAACCTTTATTCCGACTCTAAGGTGTATCAAATCCTTGCGGCAAACCGAGAAGGAAACGTTTCGCAAATTTGGTACAATTCAACCACACCGCAGTATGCAGTAAATGAGTGCGTATTCATTGAGGGGCTTCCTGATTTTGACGCTCGCGTTATTGTTTCTGAGACGTCCGGTACCACCCCCGATGCTTTCACCGGAAGTCCATGGAGGATTTACAAATACGGTAGGTATAACAACGTCGGAGTAGTCGGCGTCGCTAAGAACAAAAGCCCCTATGTTCCTGGATACAAGAATGGAAATTACCTTTCCTCCGGGCACCCGTTTATTGTTGGGGCATCAATCGTTATCTCCGGACTAACCGGATCAGCTGCAACTGTCAACGGAACATTTACTATTACGAGGGTAAAAGGAAATTTGGTGTTCTTTAACAGTTCTGGAGGCAACACGGGGTCTTCCACAACCTATGTTAAAGATGTTTCCAGCAAGTCAGCCAGGCTTGCCAGCTCTATCGTTTACAGCACCGGTGGTGTTTCTTGGATTAAATTTACCGATAGCCGGGCTGACGCAGAAAAAACACCAGAATCTATGCCTAAAACAGCGGCAATCCGTCAGTTTAATTTTGCCTGGCCAGCGATCTCTGGTGGTCGCTCGGCCGGAACCCCTAGCGCTTCCTTTATCACGGCCCCAGAAGATACGCTTTCGTACATTGGCGGCAGGCAAGCTGTAAAGTTCACCTCATCGTCATACAGCGGCATTTCTTCAAGGATTAAGTCAGAAATTTCTTTTGTGGAAATTGCATCTAATGTGGTCACTATTACCACAAAAGCTGCTCATCGCTTCAGGGTTGGTCAGTTTGTTGTAGTGCAGGCGGCGACAAAAACTACCGTTCAGGGCGGCTATATCATTACCGATGTCCCAACCCCAACAACGTTTACATATAGCCTTACTACTTCAAACTATTCAAAAACGGCGGATAGTGGTCCAACGTTTGTCATGGATACCGGTTTTGCCGCTCTATCAAAATCGTTCAGCGCAATCATTATGGTGCAGCCTAGCTCATTCCCGTCTTCTGGTAACTACAAGACCATTTGGCATCATGGCTCAATTGCGACGAGTCAGCGACGAGAGCTTATGATTGACTCTACCGGCCAGATTGTGTTTAGTACCGTTCATGGAACTTACTACAATACCGGCCTTACGCTTACCGCCGACGTTCCGGCATTGATCTACGTGTCCCTTGATTCCTCAACCGGAACCACTAACTTGGTCATTTCCAAGAATGACGAAACCGTGTACACGGCAAGTGCAACAAACTATGGAGGAACAACAAACGTAGATGGTGAGCCAAGGGCAAATCTCACTGTTGGCTACGGCTGGACAGATTCCAGCGCTGCCACCAGGTTCTATGACGGCTTGATCGGCGACATGATTGTCATTGACCGTGTTCTTACCTCAACAGAACGTTCTCAGCTAATTTCTTGGATGGCGCATACCTTTACCCTTGCTGGATCGCTTTTGTCTAGCACCTCTACGTATAAACTTCTTGCCGACAATCCCGGGAAGGCCGAGGTTTCTAAGGTCAAAGAGCCATTTAACGGCATGACGCTACGCCAGGCAATGGACTATATCTCGAAGAAAACTGGATGCCAGTATTGGGTTGACGCCAATAAGTACCTGCACTATATCAAGCGAGAGGTCCAAAACTTGGTAGAGAACCCAACTTTTGAAGATCAATTCGGCAATGCAAGCCTGACCGACTGGGATTTTGACGCAGGGTTCACTGTCTCCTCGAGGACAGAGGGGCCATACGGCTATGGATATGCCGCAACGGCCTCTGGAACCGCAGAGCTAATTGCTCGCTCAAAGTTTTTTACTGTTACCTCAGGAGAGAAGTATTTCGCTTCGGCAATGATGAAGACAAGCAATAAGTCGAAGTCCCGACTGGAAGTTCGCTTCTATAACTCTAGCGATGTGCAGGTAGGGGGAGAAAAGGAGATTGGGTCGGCAGTATCCACTAACAATTCTTGGGAAAAGATGTGGGGCATGGTTGCCGTTCCGGGAACTCCTGGCATCGTAAAAGCTGCGTTGATTTACCATCATACTTCGCACAGCAGCACCTATACGGACTACTACGCTAATCCGCTTGTCGTGAAGCTTACCGGAGACTTTGGGTTTGCTGACTACGGCACCGCACCAGGTTCAACGGTAGAGATGCTGTTTGATACATCCCTAAACGCAATTATGCCACTCAAGACGTTTGAGGCGCCATCCAACATCTCTCAACACGGCAGCATGGCAAACCGTGTCTACATTTATGCTAAGCCGCTTGCAACGAATGCTACGGGTGATCTGATCTCGGCAAATGTCGTTACCGGACAAGTGCTGAAGTACACGTTTGACTATGTCCAGGGCGTCTGGAATACACATGGAAAAATCATTGAATCTTCAACCGTCAACAAGGATATTGAGACCGCTGAGGATGCGGCGTTGGCCGCAAGCGCAATCTTTAGCGATTCCGGCAAGACTATTGAATCTTACGACTTTGACCATCCAAACTCTGCCTCCGATGGACGACTGACTGTTGGAACCGTTATTCCATACTTCTGGAGCGAAGTCGGCGTTATTGAGCCGCTTGTAGTCAAGTCACAAACAACTAAATTCATTGGCGGAGAGGCCTACTACTCCGTGCAACTTGCCGGAGAGCCGGCACTGCAACGAAACGCAATTGTGCTTGTGCAGCGAGAAAACCTTACGGTCAATCTTGGCCCTGGCCAGCTTGCTTTGACTCGACCAACTAAGGTCAAAAATATTGTTGTCAACTCTATTGATGTTGACGGAAAATCTCAGACAGTTGACTTGAACGCCAAGATTCAATGGAGCTTTGATACGACTGATCCAAGGAACAAGTTAGTAAAAAGGTTTGAAATTGAGCGACGTTCACAGGATTTGAACAAAAACATTCTTGGTAAAAAGGCACTTGCAAGTGGCACTGCTCTTTCTCGCGGGTCGGCTGTTGTTGGCGCAGAGTCTAGCTGCTATGTAAAGCTTGTTGGCTCTAACTCTATTAGCGCAGAGGACATCATCACTATTGCCAACTGGGTAAACCCAGCAAAAAAGAATTTGGCCGCCAATCCTACGCTTAACGGGAGCTGGGTTGTTGATCATGTGTCTTATAGCAAGACAAGTAAGGCAACAACCGTATACTTCAATATGTATGCATCGGAAACCTCGCCAATCGCAGCCTACAGCGCAGCAAAGGGTTCTGTCCCAACCAAATTTACTGTCAGCTGGTATGAGACTGTCAAGGCTGGTGTAACCGGGAACAAGTGGGCAGCGCTAGATACCGTTCTAATTGGGTCAACAAGCTACACGGATAGCAAGAGCGACTATAAGCACCGCTACCAGTATAGAATCCGTGCTGTTGCAGAAACTGAAGATGGTGGTAAACTGTATGGCGATTGGTCATACGTTCCGGCAACGGCCATCAGCAGCCTGGCAGATACAGCATGGCTGTATATCAATCGCAGCCTTGACCTTTCCTCTGATGGCGGAGCTGGGGCAGATGCGGTATTAACGGAGGCCACCACATGAGTGTTGAAAGCCTAAAAACTCCATCTATCACCACGCAGAGCGGCTCAACGTTTTCTCCTGTAGAAATCACCGCAGACGGGATTGCGCTGCTGAACGCCGCAGATGAGCGACGGTCAGATGGAGAGCTGATTCCGGCTGGATCTGAGGCAGTACTTTCCGTCAGCCGAGAGGGCGGCAGCAGCATCAATGCCAGCTATATTAAATCCGGCGTTATCGACGCAAACCTTATGCGGGCTGGCCTTATTCAGACGGTGCCATCCTGGAACACTAAGTGGTACGGGGCGCCGGCAGACCATGCTGCGGTTCAAATGGGGTTCACCGGCGGTTCTATCGCCGCAACGGCCGTTTCAACCAGCAGCGGAACGGTTAGCCTCACGCTTCCAAGCGGGCACGGACTTATCACCGGCGACTACGTTCGAGTTTCTGGCTTGTACTTCACCACCGGGACGCTTCTTGGGGGAGTTGGCCTTAACCTCCCGACAAATGGACCGGTTGACTATGCCTCTGCTACCGTATCAACAAACACGCTGACCTATAGCAAGTCTGATATTACCAGCGGCCTTACGGCCTCTACTGCCTCAACAGTCTATGTTGGCAAAGCATTTTCGATTAGCAGCATTTCCCGTGTTTATGACGACCCAGATAACCCGGCGGAGCTCAGCACAGTCACCGTAACGACAAGTGTTGCTCATGGATTTTCTGCCGGAGATTACGTTGAAATCACTGGAACCATTGAAACTCTTGACGGTGTCGCGTACATTACCGATGCCCCAAGCAGTACAACTTTTGTCTTTAAGCAGCGGTTTGGTGAAAATATTGAGTTTGATGGAACCCTTGGTTTGACACTGCCAACTCTTGGCGCCCCAGCTGCAGTTAAGGTTCTTAAGGCATATACACAGAACTCCGACGGATCCATCCACATTACCTCCGGAACAGTTGACTCTACGCTCATCGTCGGCGAGATTGCAGCGACTGAAATCACGATTGGCTCCGGTGAGTCCGTAGTCCGAGTCGGCAGCTACCCAGATGCTATCTCCCCGGAGTTCCAGGGTATCTGGGGTGGGGCAAGCAATCCAGATAATGCTGAATTCAAAGCAAGCGTAGCTGGCGAGCTTTACGCAGCAAATGCCACGTTCCCCAACGCAGATATCGACGGCCTAGAAGTCACCTCGCTGAAGATGGCCGGGTCAATCTCGCTTGGCGCCGACCCTAACGGAAACATCGATGCGATCCGCGTGTATGACCGGACGTATGTTCCAGCTCGAGAGATTGCGCGGTGGGATACAAGTGGTATTCAAGTTTCCGACACTGGACTATCAACCTCTCGGCGGATTTCTATTAGTGGCTCACAAATCACCCTTATTGACGCAGACGGAAATAGCATTGTTGCCATGAGCCCAGATGGAGTTAATGCATCATCTATTACCAGCGGCGCGCTTCCTGGCGGATCAAACCTAATCCCCAACTCGTCATTTGAGCTGTCTCCGTTCCCTTCATCTGGTCTGACCTATATCCAGGCCACTGCAACCGGTACGGCTGTTAACGGCGACACACCTAGCATCAACGGATCAACTCCGTTTAGTGCATCTATGTCTATGTATACGTATAGCTAGGAGATAATCTGATGGCAACAAAGCGCATTTACGTCACCAAAGATGCAAGCGTAGCTCTCCGCGATGGGACTGACTCTCTTGGCCAGGGGGCTGGAGACAACCTTGTTGTTGGGTATGGAACATGGCTCTATCGTAGCTTACTGTATTTCCCTGTTGACTTTACCGACATGACGGCGATTAGCTCCGCCACAATTACGTTGTTTGCCTATAGCCGGTCTGGGCAGACCAATGCTAACTGGGAATACGGCTCCGGTATGAGGATTAAGCGCCTGACCTCATCTTGGTCCGAGGGGACCAAGGGGGCAGACGGTATTTGGTGGAACAATAACGCAGTTGCTTGGGCCAACCAACCAAGCGCAACAACGAGCAACCAGGTTACAGATACATCAACGGTTGGAAATTCTCGCCCATCGCATGGAAAGGCATACACCTTCACGATTACGGATATCGTAAAGCAGTGGGCGCCATCTACAACAGTAACAGGCGGTGGAGATCAGACTAATCACGGCATTCGATTGGAGATGGTCAATGAGACCAGCACAAGCCCTGACAGCATCGAGTTCTGCTCCCGCGAGGATAACTCGATCAACGGCGGGACCTCCTATGACGCATATATTGACATTACCTACACGGCGGCGGTCTCTGTTACAAATCCCATCAATGCTGCGTCAGCGCCAACTTCCTCTAAAATTGCAACCATCGTCAATCTTGATGATGCGAACAACTGGACTGGTGCAACAAAGCTGGCAAGGCCGCAGCTTTCCTGGACATTTACCCCGTCAACGTCAACTCCTGCGGCTCAAGATGAATGGCGCGTTCGGATCTACAGCGCCTCGAGCGCTGGCAATACCATCTTTGACTCTGGCTGGGTAACCGATGGCTCGCATGCTGCGGATACATCTGTTGACATCCCTCTGAATATTTCTTCTTCTGGCGCCCCACATATGCCTGGCGGTTTGACCGCTACCGTTAGCAACGTCACCTGGTCATCTAACACGGCGACCTATACCACCTCAGCGGCACACGGTCTTGATACCGGGATGTACGTCAACGTTACTGGGCTTAATGAGTCGCAGTTGAACATCTCTAACGCTGAAATTACCGTCACTGGATCTACCACATTCACAGCGACAGCTAGCTACCCAGGAGCAATCACTGGGACAAGCGGAACGGTTTCAACAATCTGGGCATCCGGGTATAAAGGACTGGTTAATAACACAAACTATTGGTGGACCATTCAAACCCGAGATGTAAACGGCCTTGAGGCAAGCGAATCGAGCCGAACACAATTTAAAGTACTCTTTTCTAATCAGCAACTTCAGTACGCATACCCAGGCGGAACAGCCTCAACTTTTGTTCATAACATTGGGTCAACTCCGGCTGGAACTTCAGTTGAGCGCCTGTACGGAACAACAAACACGACCGGTGCGACTCCGTCAACGTGGTATTCCTCGCTTTCTGAGGCGCTGACAAATCGAGGCAGTAACGCATATATTGTCGTTGCGGTTCGCATGGGCGTGCTCAATAACAGCAATACAGCAATTTCTGACCCAACAGTCTCTGGCCTTTCACTGTCTTATGTGGCTGCTGTGGCCCGAACTCCAGACAAGTGGGCAACAAGTTCTGCAAATATTACTGCTGGGCTTTCTGACGAGATTCGTCGGTTTGGTACCCAAGCAGCCAAGATTACGGCAGTAACTGCCGCCACGCATTCAATTAAGGCCTATCGGGCTTCATCTGGCGACGGCGTCGGGGTTGTTCCGAATACAAACTACACGTTCTCTTTCTATGTGTATGCGGGCAGTGTCTCTGGAACGATTACTGGAAAGGTATACGCTGGAAGCACTCTTCTTGCTACATCTGATGTTCACACGGCTTTCGATACCGACAATGAGGGCTGGCGACGCATGTACGTCAGTTTCCATTCCGGAGGAAATACGTCAGTTGAGCCATATATTTATATTGATGCCACTGCGACCAACACGTCGTTCTATGTCGATGGCTCCATGCTTGAAGAGGGAACTGTTATCCGCTCGTACACTCCTGGCCTCGTCAACTCCCCCGCGCTAGTTGAAGGCGGAGGCATCCAGGTTGATGCAAGCAAGGGTGGAACGTTCCGACTACGTGGATCTGCTGGTTTACCACGAGATGTAATTCAACTTGGTTCTAACGGCCTTGATTTTGGAACAACAAGCCCTGTTTCTATTTATCAAACTGCAGATGGCAGCAATTCTCTAACCGTTTCTGGCGCGCTTTCTGCTACTAGCACTGTGTCGGGCGCAACACTTTCTGCAACTGGGGCTGTTTCTGGCGCAACACTTTCTGCAACTGGGACATTGACACTTGGCTCCTCAATTATCCATCAAGCGACAGACAACGTTCAAGAGTTCATAATTGCTGAAGCAGTATCACTGGCTGGACGTACAGCAAGCTTAGCTACCATAACCACTACATATGATCATCAGCTTCTTTCTGGTCAGCTTGTTACCGTAGCCTTAACGTCTGGACCAACCGGATATGCCGCGCTTAATGGGTCTTGGACTATTGCGGTAACTGGTACAACAACGTTTACCTATACGACTGGCACGAGCGGCACGATCACCTCTGGCGCGGCAGTCGGGACCGTTACAACAGTTGCTGCTGGTGTACAGCCACATGGACTTTATATTCCGACTGCCAAAGCCGTTGTGTTTGAGGGAACAACAGATAATGTGCTGGAAACGTTCCTTGTTGCTGCTGAAGCAACCACCACAGACAAAACTATTACGCTTCCAGATGCCACTGGAACAGTTCAATTAACTGGGCAAACAATCACTCTTGGAACTGACTTAACTGGTAGCGTAACCCTGGCAAATGGCGCAATGACACTCAACGCTTCAGTTACCGACAATAGTCATAACCACACAAGTTCTACTATTTCTGGACTTGTACTTGGAACTGACGTTAGCGGAACGTATGTAGCCGGAATTACTGCCGGCACCGGAGTCTCTATTTCCGGAACTGCTGGTGCTGGATGGTCTCCAATTGTCTCTATTGGTCAGGCAGTCGCAACGACATCAAACGTCACGTTTGCCAACCTGTCAGCAACCGGAACAGTAACATTTACTACCCCAGGCACTGTGACGCTCGGAACGGTGGTGGGTGATAACGTCCGAATTACAAACTTGTATCAGACAACAACCATTACTAACTCATTTAACCCACGCATGTATAACGGTTCTGGCGCATTCCCTTGGCGCTTCTTCTACGATACGTCGTCCGAGCGATTCAAAACCAACATTGTCTATATGGAAGACACCGACGCCATTCTTGACGTGAACCCGGTCTCCTACCACGACAAAGCCGACTACGAAGCAAACGGCGAGGAATCACCGCGACAATATGGTTTCCTTGCGGAGGATATGGCCTCAAATCCAGAAGGTATTTCGTTCGTGGTGCATAACGGAGCGGATGCTGAAACAATTCAATATGAACGCCTTGTTGTGCCGTTGTTCTCGGCTATGCGCAAGCTTCGCTCGCGGATTGACGAGCTTGAAGCCAGGCTCGCAGAACTCGAAACCGGTGCCTAGATCGAATGTTTACCGTATCCTTTCATTGCCGTAAAGGCATAACAAAGGGGGTATTCCATGCGATACAAGGTAAAGTCCCAGCTCTATTCTGACGCTGAGGCAATTAAACAGGGAATCTTGGACGATTGTGGCCCGTCCTCTATGGCCGCAGCCGTGTCATGGGTGTTTCAGTACACCCCAGGTCACGATTTCAGCGCTTCCGACGGGGTTGCCGCTAAGGCAAAGGCAACCGGAAAGGTTGAGAAGCAGGGTGTTTCCGATAACGGTTCGTCACTTGGTGACCTTATCAAGACTGCCCGAGTTCTTGGGGCCGAAGCTCGGTTTGCCAAGAGCTGGGAGGATGTTGTGGCTTCTGCAAAAGCCGGATCGGCACTTGGCGTCTGGGTTCAGCAGCCAGTGGGTTTCCCGCCTGAGGTAGAGATCAGCGCTTGGCATCGAAAGTGGGCCAAGTGGTGGGGCAAGGGTGGCGGCGGCTACAAGAAGGACCCAAAGCACCTTGGTGAGGGGTACGGCCACATGACCTCTGCAGCTTGGTGTGAGGATCATGGATGGCAGTGGGCATGCCCAACCCGAGAGGGCAAGGGAGCTGAGGAGTTTGGTGTTCAGGTAACTGAGGCCCAGCTTAAGGCCATTGCCGACAGCAAGCGTGTAAGTGGTTCTCACAAGGCGCCACCGCATGCGCATGTTATTATTATCTCAGCGCCAAAAGGCTGGGTTGCGCCTAAGCCTGCGGCAGCGCCGGTAGCCCCTGTGGCTCCTGCACCCGCTAAGCCGGCCAAGTGCCCAACTTGCGGTAAGTAATAGAAGGAGAAAACATGAGCGCCATTAAGAACGCGGTTCTTTGGATCATGGCTAACACGGGTATCGATGAGATGCTCTTGGAGGCCGCACGCGCCTTTATCGCAACGTCAATCGCCGTTGCGCTCGGTCTCGGCATCCCGCTGCTTGATATTTCAGGCAACGACTTCCGAACCGTGATCTCCGCCGGACTGGCCGCCTGCTTGCAGGTAGTCGTCCGCGCCCTGAACCCTGAGGATGCCAAGTTCGGCGTCGGCAAGGCGAAGGTCGCTAAGGCTGAGGAGAAGGCAGCTGCCGAGAGCACGGCTCACATTACCGGCAGCGCAATCGACACGGATGGAGACGGAATTGCAGATGAGCTCGCTGGCAGCCTTGCCAACGAGGGTCATGCTGAGTTCCAGGATCTTGAGGACGACGGCCACAAGGGCTGATCGTAATCGGGTACAATAAAAAAGAGGAGGGGTCCCGCGAGGCCCCTCCTCTTTTTTATGCCCTGCGGGCGATTAGTCGTCTTCGCGCCAGCGAAGTGGTCCGGTAATAAGCCAGGCCCCAGTAAGAGCAAGCAGGATCGAGCCCACCACGTCGCGGGTCTCACCCTCCGGAAGTACAGCCCAGGCGATGGCCAAACCAAAGATTGTCCATCCACCTGCAATAATGTCGTTTACAGCGTTTTTAATCATTTACGGATTCTCCTTGGCTTATCTCCACCGCCAGACGACGTTGGGCCGCCCCCACCGGTCGTTCGAGCAGTGCTTGCCGCGCTTGCAGCAGCTGCTGCAGCTTGGGCTACTTGTGTCACCACAACGGCTGCAACCACGACTGGAGCAGCTTTTTCCTTTTCCTCCGGCGAGAGGTCCTTGCCGAGATTGGTAATTGCAGTGACGGCTTTACCAACGTTTTCTACACTATCACCGAGTGTTTCGGCAATAGCTGCGGCAGCTTCTCCAATAGCCTCTGTCACAGCTCCCACAGCAGCGCCCGGATCAATTGGTCCAGGTGTGTCAGTAGGTACAGGGTTGGGATCAACAGAAGGGGTCGGAGATTCCGTAGGGGTGGCCGTTGGCTCGGGCGTCGGATCGGGTGTGGCAGACGGGGTCGGTTCATGTGTTACCTCCGGGCTAGGGCTGGGACGGGGCGTCGGAGACGGCGTCACAGAAGGCTCTGGCGTGGGGCTAGGAGCCACGCTAGGGCTTGGCGTTGGTGGTTCTGGTGTCGGAGTAGGGGTGGGGCTTGGCGTGGGCTCTGGGGTTGGCGTTGGAGTTGGCTCAGGTGTAGGGCTTGGGGTTGGCGGTGGCGGTGCTGGAACAAACACGGAAACGGCTACTGAGGCTGGTGAGTAAACGCTTAGGGTGTCATTGTCAGCCCTGACCCAGAACGTATACGTCTGATCTAGGCCGCCAGTAATAATAAAAACGTCGTTGTTAATGCCCATGTTGGTTTCGCCGGAAGCAGCGCCCCAGCCCACGAGATCCCCAGTGGTCCAGAACACCCCGTACCGCTCAATGTCGGTTCCGCTTGCCTCTGGGGCATTCCACGTGAGGTAGACGTTCCCATTGCTATAAACAGTAACCATTAAACCGGTTGGCGCGTTTAGGTATGGGTCAGGCACGGGCGTTGGGGTTGGCTCAGGAGTTGGCGTAGGCGTTGGCTCAGGAGTTGGTGTGGGAGTAGGCGTCGGAGTAGGCGGTGGCGTTGGTGTCCACGTAGCTGATGGCGTTCCTGGGGCAAGCTCGGCCGCAAAGTTGCTGATCAAATAGTAGTGATTGCCACCAAAGCGGTCAGCCGTTGGGTCACCGCAGCAGACGCCAGCTCGGACTCGATAATCGCCAGCGGGCAGGGAAATGCGAATCGTTGAAGCAAGTGAGTATCCGCCAGTGTGCTCCGTAAAGGAGTCGTCGTTGGCGGCAAGAAGCAACCCATTGCCATCATAGAGCCAAAGCATGGAGTCGACCGTTCCAGGGCACCAAGGAGATGTGGTGTTATCGCACAGGTCCGTCCAAAGGTGAAGTTCGCCCTGCTCCGGCAGATTAATCCAGAAATCCTGTGTGCGATTAACGTAATTGTTTTGGCTTCCAGAAACCGGTCCGGCAACAACACCATATACAAGCGTTGCAAAAATAAGCCAAAGGGTTGCGGCAATAGTGGCAAGCTTAGTACTCATTTGCCCTGCCCTGCCATCCAGGCGACAAAACTACTGATGCCTGTAAGGCCAAGAATGCCAATAATGAATTTTGCAAGTCGGTAGGCACCACGAGTCTCTGCCATCTCAACACGCATGGCAGCAATTTCTCCCTCGATCTTGTCGAGGCGTTCAAGGATTTTGTCGACCTGGCTGGACGTCACATCGGCACCCCATCATGCTATGCGCAAGTAAAATTGACAGGTGCAATATATGTGATGAAAGCTTAACGTTCAATAAATAAAAAGTCTGCCGGCAAAAACCGACAGACTCTTTAATACAAAACGATGAACTAATTAATCGCTGATGCTTTTGAAGCTTACCGTTGTTGCTGGATAAACGTGCGCTTCCGGCTTTGTAAGCTCTGCAACTTGCTTTTGCAGCTGCTCAATCTGCGCGCGCAAGATATCGTTTTCAAGCGTAAGCGCGCCAATCTTGTAGATAAGCTGCTCAGTTGTTACTCGCTGTTCCATAATTACTCCTTTGGCCTTGCTGTGACGTCTTCAATGACGTTCTGACACTGCCCGCAGTGTACCACAAAATCAATACCATCCTCTCGCTCGTATACGTTTGGAATGCCGCTTGCTGCGCACCCGTTCGTTTGGCAAATTGCAGTAATAATAAAAACAGTTTCGCTCATGGCTTCTCCTTATGTTAGCGGTACGGCGTTCAAACGGCCGTAATATGTGCTCACGGTAACGTTTGTAGTCGTTTGGGTGCGAACGCCCACCTTGCACACAACGGCGCTTGTGCCAACAGATGTATAGACATCCATTCCGCTGACACTAGTTGAGTAGTTAATTCCGCTTTCAATGTTTACTGTTCGGACGTAAAAAAGGTTTGCGCCGTCAACGAATACTTGATAGATCATATATTGGTCAGTGTTTGTATTTGTTACGCATGCGGCGTTATAAGTGATTAGCCAGCGCTGGCCAACATAGTTTGGCGTAAAGGTTACTGTGTGCCCGGAAATATCAGAGTACCCCGTGCCAACCCCCGTGGTATCAACTACGCTTCCGCCGTTGCTATAGCGTTGAGCCGTCATGCCGCTTTTAATATAACCCGGGACGGTAAGGTCTCCGTCGTTATCAAGAGTGAAAAGATTTGTTGTGTAGGCGTTGTTGATAATCTCAATTGCCCCAGAGGAGTTGAGCCTAAAGAACTTCTTTGGATTCGTTGCAGATCCATAAGTATTCTTAACATCAAGGAATCCGTGATAGCCAACACCGCCGCGCTGGTTATACCCAACGGCGTTAATGCTCGCGGTATCGGTGGCTGTGGTGGTGTCTCCGCCTGTGGCAGTAACCTGACTAAAAGATGGCGTGCTTGAAGTAGCGATAGACTGAGGCAAACTTAGTGTCACTGCGCCGGTGCTAGCGCTGGCTGTTACCTGATCTGTAGTTCCCGTGATTGATGCTACGCCTTGATGCGCATGGTCCGACGCAGAGGCGGTTGCTGCTGATCCGGACGTCGCCGTTGAAGAAACTGCAGCTGGGGTTGAGCCGCCAATAGACGCGTTGGTTCCGGTTCCAGTTGCCGGAACCCATGCAGAGCCATTCCAAACGTTTACTTGCTTACCCATGCTACCTCCCTACAACCATCCAGGAAAACTGCGTGGCCGTAGTGTTTGAGCGAAGAATATAAATACTAAATCCAGTCAACGTAGTTCCTGAAAACGTTGGATCTTCGTAGGCCCACCAACTAATGTTGGAGCTTTTTGCTTCTGGGGTAACCAGAATGGAAAAGTCAGCAATTGTTGCCGTTGTCGCTTGCGAAGATTGCACGGAGAGACCCGTAACTGCGTACGAGGTGACAGTGTTTGCTACGGGAGTAATGCTTACTCGTCCAGAAGCGATATTTGAAGAAGTAAGCATTCCGCGACTGCTAACTGACGCAAGAACTGTTCCCGAGCTGTTCTGCCAATCTTGCAGGTTAGCCGTTTGACTTGCCGCCGCCTTGACAATCAATCCTTTATTGGACGCAGAATTAACAGTGACCTGTTGCGGCGCCACGGTGAACGTATTGGCTGCAGCTTTTAGCGCTGCTGCATCGTATGCTGTCTTAACGCTATTTGCCGTTGCGGCAGCAGTTGTGCTGCTTGAAGAAACTGAGTCGACAAGCGCAACGTCAGGAGTTGTTGTGGAGCTATCAATCCATACATCACCCGAATTTGGCGAGGTCGGTGCCGTTCCGGCATACGTCACTTTTGCTTTTCCGGTAACAGCGCTTGGGACTGCTCCGGACAGTTTTGAAGCGTCGAGCGTGCTGGCGGTGGTAACAACATCAACACCCTCTACCGCAAGGGTTCCTGCTGCTGATCGAGAGAGGGTAGTATCGCTGGCATGACCAAGCTGAATCGTACCAACACCAATTACAGCAGATGTTGATACCACAAACACGCCGAGGTTGTCAGATTTTAGCGGTACGGTTGCGGTGTCAATGGCAATGATAGGAGTTGAGGCATTACCAGTCCCGCCAGTTACCGTAACCCCTGTCCCTCCAGATACGGTTGCTGCGAAGTTTCCGCTGGTGATGTTTGCTGTTGAGTGGGAGTGGCCAGAAAGACTTACTGCTGTGCCACCCTGTGAGAGTGTTCCAGATGTTACGTTAAGACCGGTTGTAGCAACAGTTGCTCTCTCTGTTCCTCCAATATCAAATGACAACGTGTCGTCAGAGGTAATGTAGTTTTTTCCTGCTTGCCCAACAAGTTCTAGCTCAGCAAATCCCGCCCCGCCAGCACTAACTCCAACTGTTACGCTCGCTGGACCAACTACTTCAAGTTGATGGGATGGTGCGTTGGTTCCAATACCAAACTTACCAGCGGGAGTAATACGCGCTCGTTCTGCACCACCTGTGCCAAACACAAGAGCACCGTTGGTCTCTGCGTTCCACAAATATCCGACATCGGTATCTGCCATAAGCAGGTACATACCGTCTTCGGCTCCAGACCCAGATGTGGTGTTCAAAAGTTGAACTTTGGAATTTGCCTTATTAATTTGGAGGTTATTTGTAAACGATCCAGTAGCCCCAGTCGCCGCAAGGTCTACCCAGGCGCCGTTGATGCGCGCATACACCTTGTTGTCGGTGGTGTCGTAATAAGCGTCACCGTTTACTGGCGACGACGGGGCCGTTGCCAGTGTTGGAAGGGTAATAGTATTGCCTACAAACTTTGTCATAGGCGTATCTTACCCGATAACGACGACTCTGTACGTCCCCGCAAGGCTAATTGTGACCGTCAGGGTATTTGTCGTGGCCGTTACAATGTCACAGAAAACCTGGGCATCTGTTGAGTCATAAACAGAAACGACAACTGCCTTTGTCCCAAGGAGGTGGGTGACCGTCTTGGCCTCACCGGCAGTCCAGGTGGCGCTGGTGTTGTAGCGAAGCGCGCCGCCGCGGGTCGAGTCAATTGCCGTACCCTGCCACGTACCAGCAGAGATCGTGCCAACGGTCGTGATGCTGTCGTCACCGCTGTATGTTCCGCCAGCCACTGCCGCTAGTGTCGCGTTGTATGCCTGCACGTTTGAGCCAATTGCAAGCCCAAGGTTAGTTCTTGCCGTCGCAGCATCACTTGCGCCCGTACCGCCATCGGCAACTGCAATATCGGTGCCATTCCAAACGCCAGCAACAATTGTTCCAACAGATGTTAGGCTTGATCCGATAACTCCGCTGCCAAGCGCGCTTCCGCTAAGAACCGTAGTGCCTGCAACCTTAAAGGTCTTGCCGGTAGCGAGATCAAGGTGCTCGGATGATGTCCACGAGTCAGTTGCGTCAACCCAGTTAAGTGTCTTGTCCGTTGTGCCCTTCAGGGTAATACCGCCGCCGTCAGCAGTTGTATCGGTTGGGCTTGCAACAGAGCCAAGCTCGATGTTCTTGTCGTCAACGGTAAGCGTCGTCGAATTGAGCGTCGTGGTTGTTCCGTTAACCGTAAGGTCGCCAGAAAGCACAAGGCTTGTACCAGTTGCTGCGCCAATGTTTGGCGTGACCAGGGTTGGTGTATTGGCAAAGACCAGCGCACCAGTGCCCGTCTCGTCAGAGATGACACCAGCAAGTTCGCTGGACGATGTTGCAGCAAACGCGCTAAGCTTGTTATTGGTAAGCGCAATCGTACCGCTTGCATCAGGTAGGGCAATGGTGCGATCCGCTGTTGGATCTGTTGCTTCAAGTCGTGTTTCGTAGGCGTCGTCTGTTGCTCCTTCAAACTCAATCCCATGAGTAACCGGAAGACGAATTCCGTGAATAACTGGCGTGCTGGCAGTAGCGGTAAGCGTTACTCCGTCAAGAGTTGCGCTTGTCCCAAATACCAATGCCCCAGTTCCGGTTTCTCCAGTAACCGCGCTTGCAAGGTTTGCCGACGTTGGCGTGGCAAGGAAGGTGGCAACGCCAGTGCCAAGTCCAGAAACACCTGTGCCAATTGGGAGGCCAGTGGCATTTGTGAGGACACCGCTTGCCGGAGTGCCAAGTGCAGGAGTAATGAGGGTTGGGCTATTTGCAAAAACCAACGCGCCAGTGCCAGTTTCGTCAGAAATTACCCCGGCAAGCTCAGAAGAGGATGTTGCAGCAAATACGCTAAGCTTGTTTCCGGTCAGTGCAACCGTACCAGTTGTGGCCGGAAGCGTAATGACGGTGCCGGTTCCGGCAATAGCGGTAGGGATAATTTGAGCGCTGCCAGAGGTAGATCCAGGAAGGGTGATGCTCGAAATGCCGGTAAGGGCAAGGTTTGCAGAGGCGCGATTAAGAGCAACGCTCGTCGTACCAATGTAATGCACATCTGACGGATTGGCCTTAGCAGCGGCTGTGTCGTAGGCAGTCTTTACGCTGTTTGGTGTAGCAGCGGTGCTTGTACTGGTGCTACTTGTTGAATCCGTGAGCTGAACGGCGCCCTTCTGGGTAGTCGAGGCATCCTGAATGCTGATGGTTGGCGTATTCCCGCCAGTAGATGCAAGCGGGCTAGAGGCGCTAACAGAAGTGACGGTGCCGCCGCCAGTTGCGAGTGTAACCCAGGCAGCTCCGTCATAGACCTTGATAGCATCAGAAACGGTATTGTAATAAATCTGGCCCTGAACCGGAGAGGCAGGATCGGTGGCAAGGTTCTGGATTGCCGCGTTTTGCAGCTCATTTTTCTGGAGGTCTAGGTTGGTTAGAAACTTCACGTTTTCCCCCTCAGTTCAGGTAGGCTTTTCCGCCGAAGGCGGCAACAAACGTCAACCGCAGGCTATTATTGTCAAGATACTCAATGTTGCCGTAGACCACACTACCCGCAGAATCTACAACCATTACGGAGGGAAAACAGTTCAAGTTGTGCGTAATTGTCCAAGTGGCAGATGAGGTATTCTGATTATGCGTGTAGGTTGTATGAGATGCTCCAGTTCCCTGCGGGCCCTGCGGTCCGGTTGCGCCCTGTGGTCCTTGCGGGCCCTGCGGGCCGTTTGATCCGACAAAACCATCATCGCCTTTATCGCCTTTTGGTCCCTGCAGCCCAACAGAGGCCACGGTTACGCTATTGGTGGTTTGGCTGGCTGTAATGGTGTTGGCGGATGGAGAGACGGTAACCGTGTTATCCGCCTCTTCGGTGACCGTTAGATTAATGTCGACAATATTTACATCAGGGCTCATCGGGTAACTTCTCCGGTGACAATGAAGTCTCCGGAGATCAGCTTCGTAACGACGCCAGCACCAGAGACGAGCTCAAGATCGTAAACATAATTTCCGGCAGCAACAACTGTCAAAGCTGCCGCAGGAATAGCAATGGCAACTGTCCCAGCTGCTCCGCCAAGCGTAATCCCGCTTGCACTGGTCAGGGTTATAACGGCATCTGCGGACCCGGCTGATCGTCGCACCTGCATCCGGGCTGAATATCCCGTAATATTAATAGCCGTTCCGGAGGAATTGGCGTATGTGAGCGTGGCGGTATAGTCTGTGCCCTGCTCAGCGGCGATATCATATGTCGATGCGGCCATATTGGGCTCCCTTGCTATCAGGCATCTAGGGGATGCTCTGTCCTGTGAATCCTATGGTTTCCCCATCTAGCCGACAAGATTGACCAGTTCTACCCGTTGAGATCGACTCTAAGCTTGCGGAGCGACGCCGCTGCGGCCTCAAAGGCCCTAACTTGCAAATCAATAGCCTCTGAAAGCTTTTTGGTTGCCACGGTAACGGTAACCATTGCCTCGGCCTCTTCTTGATCAATAGCCATGAGCCTAGACTTAATCTTGTTATACGCTCGACTTCGCATAGGAACTCCTGCGGCTGCATAGCAGCGCATAGTCTCCGGCGTAAGGCCAAAATCTGGCGAAGCGACGCGACACGCCTCCGTTACGCTGCGATACTCTGGGTAGTCTTTGGCAAGGAGTCGCTGCAGATCTCCGCCGGTAATTCTTGTTCGGTTCATCTGCACCTCAGTAGTAGTCTGAGCATGAGGCAAAGTAGCCACATGAGCATACAAGCTTGCACTTTTGATCAGAAAGTTCCTGCCCGCAATTCAGGCATGTCCTGACAAGAGCTTCTTGCTGGCCACAATTGTAGCAAGTTTCCCTGGAGAGTGCGTGCTTTTGGCACGACCATTGGGCCTGTTTGCACTTTGCACATGCCTGTGTCAAGAATAGATTTTCTGTTTGTGCGCAGAAGTAGCAACGGATGCTGTGTGGCATGCGGGTCAGTATACTATCTTTATGGCAAAGCGTGGGCGCGTAGGCGCCGAGCAGCTTACTGCTCTACGGGAAAAGATCAAGGGACTGCACCTTCAGGGCGTCCCTTTGCCGGAAATCGCCACGGCATTGCAGCTATCGCCGGAAACTGTCCGCAAGCATATTTACGTCATCCGTAAGCAGTGGTCGGAAGAAGGCCCTGACGCCGCCCAGTCCAGGATGGAGCTTCTTCAGCGTGTCAACCTAATTGGGAAGATGGCAGCTGCTGGCGCTGCACGAGCTCGTGGATCAAAAGAAGAGGCGACGTTTCTAAAACTCCAGCTTGAGGTGGTTGATCGCCTTGCCAAGTTAACCGGCGCGTACATGGGCGAAGGAATCCAGAGCATTAAAAACACCACAAATATGGCCATTCAGATCAACCAGGCCACGCATGAAATTGATAATCTGCCTCCGGAAGAGCTGGCCAAGAGGTTGCAGATGTGGGCGGATGAGGTTACGGAGAATCTACGGGTGATTGATGGAACAGCAGAAGAGCGTAAATAGCAGCTACCGGGATTGGCTTCGGGTCAAGGCCCAGACATCCGATGCGGCATTTGCCGAATACGTTAGCGGCTTGGTGTTTCCGCGACATCTTCGTGAGATGGAGCAATTCTTGGACAAAAACGACCGTGGGCTTGTGCTCATGCCCCGTGGACACGCCAAGACAACGCAGTTGATCCATCGGGCCGCCCGAATGATTGGCCTGACCAAAGGGAAAGTAAGGATTGGCGTGCTAACTGCCGTTATGTCTGATGCCCTTGCGCGTTCTCGAGCCATCAAGGCCCTCATTGAGTCGCCCTTCTTTGCCGAGGTATTTCCCTGGGCACAAGATGGCGTCATTGGCTCAAAGTGGACCGATGAGGTCTGGACGGTGAAGGGGGCCAACCTTGGAAAGGACTCCACTTGCTTTGCCGATGGTCTTGGTTCGATCAAACCTGGTGCCCGTCTTGACATTCTTTTTGCGGACGACATGGTTGGACTGAAGGAAAATGCCACGTCCGGGCAAAGGCAAAAGGCAAGCGAGACTTATTGGCAGGTTGTTGACCCAATGCTTGTCCCCAAGGCAAAACGCTGGTACATCGGCACGCGATGGCACGAGGATGACTTTTACGCAGAGCTGATTAATAAAGGTGTCCAACACTATCAGCGACGGGCCCTAGAAGATGACAAGGTGCTTTGGCCAGAAATGTATACGGTTGCCGATATGGAGCAGAAGAAACAGGAGCTCGGCACGCCGATCTTCATGCTGCAGTTTCAAAACGATGTGACCTCCATGGGCGGCAATATCTTCCGGTACGACTATTTCCAGCGTGTTGATCGTGTGCCGGAAGGCGCTCGTAGGATTGGCGTCGACCTTGCTTCTTCCTCGAGCGAAAGAAGCGACTACACCGCTGCCGTAGAGATTCTGGAAGACTCTGAGCACAACCTATACATTGTGGGTGCTTGGAGGGCTCGACTCCAAGAGGGACACCGGGCCTGGCTTACCGGAATTAACAACGATGGCAGCATCAATGAGGAGCGCGGACCCCGGATGCTTTGGCCCCAGCGACTCGTCGGCCTCAAGGGGCTAGACCCAGAGCTCGATGACGTGCGATTCTTCGAGTCTATGAACATCGAGGCCGTTCAGCACCAAAGTACGTTTGTGCGAGAAATCCTGTCGACAACAAGCTTGCCTGCTCGCGCCGTTCGACCGGACAAAGACAAGGTGTCAAGAAGCCGGGCGCTGGCCGCCAGGTACGAGGCAGGAAAAGTGTTTCACGTGAATAATGCCCCAGGGATTTCCGACCTGGAGTCCGAGATGCTGGCATTTCCCAATGGTCAGCATGATGACATGGTAGATGCCTTGGTGTATGCCTCAGACCTTGGGGGATCTGGTTTTTACTTTACCTCAGCCAAGAGGTATTAGTAGTCGGTGCACCAAATCCAATCGCAGAAATCAGGTGTCCCAAGGTCTTCACTCGTATAAAGCTGAAGTAGCGACGATGTCGTATTGGGCCTACGTGCGATGTCAATGCTGTCTGAGGTATAGGACATCATCTCGTAAAATCCTTCCTCTGTAGTTCCCTCAATATGTTCTGCAAAGGCGATGATGGCCCCAGAAACAAAAGGCGCAGCAAAAGATGTTCCGCTTGAAATCTGCGGACCGGAAAAACCAAACGGTTCAACCTGGGCCCCCGGGGCGTAGAGCGCGACACACTCCCCAAAGTTTGAGCTGGTCCACGGCAAGTCATAGATTGTGCTTGCTGCGACGGTTACGGCAAGGTCTTCTGTGCAGCCGAGCCTGGCTGGCGAGTACCTGATTGAGTCTCGGCGGTCGTTTCCGGCAGCGATGACTACCGGAATCCCGAGATTTGTTAGCGCACGGACTGCGTTGTCAATTGCAGTTGAAATCTTTCCGCCAAAACTGAGGTTAACAACGCTCCTGGCCGGATCTGCGTTCTGCGCAATCCAATTAAGTCCGGCAATGATTTTTGAGTTCACGCCCCGGCCGGTACAGGCAAGCACCCTCACGGAAACAACTGCTGCCTTTTGGGCAATCCCAACCCCGGCGCCGGCAACAAGCGAAGCAACTCGTGTTCCGTGGCCGCTTCCGCAGTCCTCAAATGTACCGCCGACAAATGACTTTCCGGTAACCCCGCCAGGAAACTCTTCGGTGTCCTCAACGCCAGTATCTACAACGTATACCGTATATCCAAAACCAACGTTTTCTCCGTCCCACGAGTATCCATCGGTAATCCTTCCGCCGATCCAGAAATCTTCTGGTTCGACAATGCGGTCCAATGCCCAATCGGTCGCCTCCATATACCCTTCTGCTGCTGTGCCAAACGATGGGAACAGAAAAGAGGCAGAGGCGATGATTGAAAGGATCAGGCGCACGAATTGCACCCGCAAATAGTTACCGGAGAAAAATTAACGCGCTCATCAAAAGTTGCAAATACCGGCATACCGGGCTGCAGGTACGCGCCTTCTACATTGAAGGAGATGTACTCATCGGCCTCAAGGTATGGGTCAAATCCATCCTCCTGATCCTGGTCGCGGCTTTGCTCCTGCTCAATAATTTCTTGCGCCATCTTTTTAACCATCTTGTCTCGGTCGTAAATTGCAACCACTTTTTGCCCATCAGATCCAAGAAAAATGTTGCCGTGACCAACCAGGCAGTCATCCCATCCGTCCGCATAGAGAACGTCGTCAATCTTTTCGATCATGCTTAGCTACCTCGCAGTTCAAACAAACTCTTTTTACGGCACTGAACGCAGTAATTGTTCGAGTGCTTGGGCGAGAGGGTATTCGACTCCATCCTGCCCGACTCAATTACGTTCTGACACTTTGTGCATACCCACCCGGTAAGAGTGGAGATCTTCACCGTGCTCAGCTTATATTCCACAAGCGGCGTTGCGTCATTGCTCATTCGCTGTGCAATGACATTTCCCTCGTTGCGCAGCTCGTTGATGAGTGCGGACCATCGAGGAAGTCCGAGCTGCGACGACAACAACTTTTGACTGACCCACGTATCTGCGTGCTTCAGCAGGAATTCCTTCAGGCGCTTCTTATCTTGCGGGTCAGACACGCTTGCCTCCATATGCAATAACCATCTGATTGGCCCATGCATAAGCCTGCATCTCGCACTCCTCGATGTTGGTGTGGCTTGTTGTAATTTGTTTCATATCTTCTCCGAGAATCATACCGGCATGCATCATGAGCTTTCCGGTCTTCTTGTTTTTTGCAATCACGCAAAATCCGCTGTGCTTTTCCTGGTTGCGCTTTGCCCCAATAACCTTGGCCATAAGGCCAACGAAGTCGTCAAGCTCATTAGTCGCCTGTTGGATGTCGCGCTGGCTAACCATTATCTACCTCATCAATTGATTTACGGGCCGCTTCTACTGCGGAAAACCAATCCTCGTTGAATCCGCTGGAAACCATCTGACGCCTTTCTCGGTCAAACACCGACCAGATGTTTACGCCACTTTCGCGGTCGCGTTCAAGGACAAGAAAGAACCGATCCGGAAAACTCAGGTCGCTCACTTTTCACCCCTATTTCTTGGCGGATACTTGGAAAAAGGAGCAAGTGGGCATCCAGTGCTGTCCCAGCACGTTCCGCCCTCTTCAACCGTTTCCCCAGCACAACTGGCGCACATCTTATCGATAGATCGCTCGTACATCAAGAGGTCGCGCTTATACTCCTGGGCCACCTCACTTGTGGACTGCAAAATTGTTGATTGCGAAAGCTTGTATGCGCGTTCCGGATGACGTTCGTTGAGCATGACCAAAAAGTCGCTGCAAAACTTTGTGGCTGGTGGTCGCTCGCCCATGATGTAGCCAACAATAGTTCGCGCGGTAATTGTCCCAAGATCCTGAGCACAGGCCTGTGCTCGATCTCGTGGAGTGAGCTCCGGATACAAGACTGCAAGTTCCTCGCTCAGCTCCTCCTTGGTGAGGATGACTTCCCTAATTGGCATTAATCTCGAGCTCCTCCGTCAGTGGCTTTCCCCATACATTCCTTCGCAGTGCTACAGCAATCAGTGCGTAGTTTGCGATGTCGAGTAGCGTATCTTCCAGCGACTCGTCGCTCGCACCGTCGATTGGGTCAAGGATGACCTTGCCATCAACAACGCGGCCCTGCATGAACTTCAACGCGCGGGAAATCTTGTCGAATGAGATTCTGCTGATGACGCCATGCACGCCAAGGTTTTCGATGTTGCTGTTCCCGTACCGGCGCTGCTTTTGTACCAGCAGCTCAAATGCCTCGCTGTAAATTTTTTCAAACTCTGCTTCAAAGCTTCCTGCTGGAAAATTGTTCTTCACCCTACCTCCTTGCGCTTAACGCGCGCTTCACTCCTGTCTCAAGATCAATCTTCGGCGTGTACACCTGCAGCATAGCAGAGATGTCCGCGACTCTCCAGTTGACGCCTTCGGGCTTATCAGTTAAAAATTGAAACTTAGGAAAATACCCCTCGGCCTTGGCAACCATCTCCCCAAGTTGCTGAAAGCTTGTGGCATGACCTGTGCCAATGTTGAGCGGCCCACGATAATCCTGCTTCACCGCCGCATCAACACAACCAACGACGTCACTGATGTGCACGAAGTCGCGGGTTTGCGTGCCGTCACCCCAGATCACGAACGGATTTTCGCGGTTTCGTCCTCGCTCGATGAACGATGGGAACGGATAGTCCAGCGCCTGATCCTCGCCGTACCCAGAGAATGGGCGGAAGATATGCGTCCGAACACCCTCGGCTTCGGCAAACTTGGCCAGATACTCACCGGTGAGCTTAGACCAGCCATAGGTGAGGTCTGGGTTGCGGATGTCGTCCAGGTTGATGTCGGCTTCGGTAAGCTTCTTGTGCGACTGCTTAGTTTGCAGGTGCACTGGGTAGGCCGCCGATGAGGAGAAATACACCACACGGGGCTGCTTGGTCCTAATCGCCCACTGCCACATTTCTGCGTCAATAGACAAGTCTACGGCGACGGAGAGCGGGTTGCCTTCGATCTTTGCTCGACCACCCACCACAGCGGCGAGATGAATCACCAGGTCAAACTGGGTGTGATTGGCCATCTGGAAGAACTTGCGAACATCCATACTATCGACGATATCTACGCCAAGAATCTGATGCCCCTGCTGTTCATAGAACTTATGAAAGTGCCGCCCCACAAACCCCTTGTGGCCGGTGATCAAGATGTTCACTAGTACTCCTCCAACAAATCAAGGTCGTATTCAAAACGACCGCTTCCACCATTCAGCACCGAAAGGCCTTCGTCTGTTGGGTACCGAAAGAAATCATTTTCGTCCAGCGCCGCTCCGACATGATTGGCAGGGTTCCTGAGTTTTGTCGGAAACCGCTTTCTAACGCTTGGACGTTTCAGTTCGGTTTCAAAGTAGCTATCATGCATCATGCAGCTTCGCAGAATCTTTTCCGCCAATTTGTCTTGAACAAACAGTTCGTCTGCACCGTATGCTGGTTGCTCTCCGCGCTCCTGAATAAACATGCCCATCAGCGTCGACATGTTGCGCACCTTATCTGCCCATCCGCTCCACATGCCGGCAGGAACGAGCTGCTTGTGATTTGGGTGATCTTTCATAACGTGAAAGTCAAGCTCGCTCTCCATCCACTCATCATGCGCCTGGCGCTCCCGCACGGTCAGTCGAGCATCTACATCCCGGACCAGCACGATATCGACCTCTGGGTCGGCGAAAGCCAGAAAACGCCAGGCCGAAGAGAACCACCGGTTGTTTTGCGGGGACTTCTTAATCTCTACGTTTTGGTGCAGCTCAAGCGTATCGACAAGCCACTGCGGCACGTCCTCGGAAACGTAGAATCGCACGGTGTACTCAGGGTAGATCTTCTCGGCCAGAGCGACATTCTTGAGCGCTCCGACCAGGTACTTCTGGTCTGATCCATACAGGCTGTACGAGATGACTTGTTTCATCCTTCGAGGTCGACGTTCTGAATCTTTCCGAGATCTGAGAAGAGCCTCTCCGTCAGATATTTGTGGTAGGCCTCGGAATCCTTCATGAAAACCTCTGGCGCATTCACCTCGATGTAGCCGGCGTCGCGCTCCGCCTTGCCGTTGATGAAGTGCATATGCTCAATGATGCAGTCGGCATCATAAAAGGCGTTGCCGAGCCCTTTGCCAATCGTCAGCCAGAAATTGTCCATGTACATGTGTACAAGCTCGGGCGGAGCCATATAGCCGATTGCGCGGACAATTGACGACGAGAGCAGCACCGCAGTTGGGAGGCGCTCGCCCTGCAAAAGATCGTTCCCCCAGGCCACGCCTGGGTTTGAACCAATGCCAAGCATCAACCTGGTATCCCACCCCTTGGTGCGCGGCCGGTGATCATCGCCCATAAACGAAAGGAACTCGTACTTGTCGGCATATTGATTTGCGATCAGGTTGAGCGTGCCGCACATGCGCAGACGTGGGTTGACTACCGACTTTGCTCGCACTTCAGCGGAATAGTCGCTGGTATCGTCATCGTCCAGCCCAAAGATAATGTCGGAGTCTTCTGCTGTGCTGTTGAACTCATGCAAAAGCTCCAGGGCCTTTTCCGGCCGGTTTCTCGTAGGAACGATAAGCAGATTCTTTTTAGTCATGCTGAACCTTCACTTTCTGGTCAATCAACCATTGCGCTTCTCGCTCATCCAGGCGAACAAACTCGCCGGTGTCGTAGGTCTTGGGGAACTGCACCGCATACGGCTCAACGTCGCCTGGCCACCGTGGGGCATAGACAAGAGACACGGCAAAGGAGGATGACCATAGGTACCAAATTGCCGCAGCTCGAGGGCTAGGCGGTACGTTCATTTCCATGGGTAGGACTATACCACACAGTTTGTAGATTTGTGTGAGATTGACCTTGCCGGTAACAATCTAATACTTTAGTCATGCGTCACCTTCCGAACGTGGCGCGGCGCGCTGTGGCGTTACACCGCAGCTGAGGCGGGGGGTTAAGACCCGTCGGAGGGTTACGCCGGGTGGCCAAGGCACGTCGACGGACGAGCTGCCGGGCCAGCGGTGGCCCCCCGCCAACATTGGAGGGAACATGGCACCTAAAGGAAAAACTGCGGTTAGCAAGGAGAAAAAGGCTCCGGTTATGACTGCGCGAAAGTGCACTGCATGCGGCCAAACGATGCGTTCTGATCAAATTTCTACTGTGCTGACGGTTTCCATTGCCGACAGTGGCGCGGCAGCAAAGCGATTTTCTCACCGCCACAAGACTTGCCCGGTGAAATGATGGGCGATTATCCTCTGGAGTTTTTGGACTGGGAACAGCCACAAGGCTGTACAGAGGAGTGTTCGTTTAGCCTTGTCGAAACTGTATGCACCAGTTGCTCTACCTTGTTCATGATCTGTGAAATCCATGAATCTAGCGTAGAGGAGTGCTCGGACTGTGCCTAATGTCAAACATCAAAGGAACCAGGAAATCGGCGAGCTGTTTCTCGATGGCTACACGGCAAACGAAATCGGCCGGATGTTCGGTATCAGCAAGCAGCGCGTCTCGTTCATCCTGCACAACCTGGGTATCCGGGCTGAAGAGGAGTTCACAACTGTCATCCTTCCTGAGCCATACGTGGTTGTCCTTGACTTTGGCGACCCGGCGTCTCACACGCTCCAGGGCCTGATTGAGCTGGGCTTTATTCCAAAGCCTGACGAAGTAGTTGCGTGCACAAAAGAAACTGCGCACAACACCCTGAGGTCATTTTCAAAGCTTGAACACGTTCTGGCGTACGTGCCGGTTGTTGAGGACGAAAATCTCCCCGGACGAGAGATCAGGTCAAACTGGCTGGTATATGCCTACCCGCTAAAAGAGGCTAGGCTTTCTTCTTTGCAGATTTAGACGCCTTGTTGGCGACACTGGCATTGAAGACGAAATTTACAAATCCGGTGTGCAGGGTTGCTGCGTCAACTTTCATGCGCAGTGGAACGCCACATGCTCGTGCCAGCTGGCAGAACGATACATCTTCACCGGAGTATCCGTTTTCCTGGTCGTCCCACTCGTACTTAAAGAACTCGGTGACCTTCCTGCCGGCTGTGCAGTAGTACTTTCGCACATCGGTCTTGTTAATGGTGTCAAGTGCCCCACGGGATACCAGCATCATGCCGGTGCCAATCCAGTCAACCTTCACCAGGCCGTTGTCATCCGGTCGGACAATATCGCTTGTGATTGAAAAGTTTGCATCTCCAAGAAGCGCCACGATAGATTCTGCCGGAGCGTCTGGATAGTCGCGCATGAACTGAACGGCACGATCCCACTTCGGAAACTTTTTTGAGCAGGGGAAGCCAATAATTCCGTCGCCAAGCTGTGGAAGTGCGTTCACTACATCCTCTGGTCGGAACGAGATGTCAGAGTCAACCAGCAAAGCCACATCGGCATCACTTTTGAGGAAGTCGTCCATAAGCTGGTTCCTGGCGTTAAACAAGATTGAGTTGCCGGTCATAAAAGTGCTTCGAAGATGGACGCGCTGCATGTACAACGCATTCTTGAGCGCCATTAGTGACTGAACAAACTCAACGCTGACCTTTCCGTCAAGCGAAGGTGTCAGCAGCATAACTGCCGGATGTTTGACGCCCGACATTAGTTGACCTTCTTTCCAAAGATCGGTGCCTTTTCTACGTCAATCTTTTCCTGCTCTTGCTTTAGGACTGACAGCAGTTGCGCAAAGTCATTCATGCCATTCTGCCAACCCTCGTGCTTGGCATCCGAAATTTTTCCGGACATCAATGATCCGCCAACTCCAACGCCAAGAAGCAACCCAATTGCAAACGCGATGATGATTTCCATTACTCCTCCGATGCAAGCGCTTTGAGCGCAGCAAGATCATACCGCAAGTTCACTTGCCCTGCGTGTGTTGAGCGACCATCGACCTTGACGTGGATCTTTCCGCCCATAGCGCGGATGTCGTCGCAGAACGTGTAGTCCTCTCCGATGAAATGATTGTCCCGACGGCCGTATCGGAAATACTCAACGGTTCGATGCGTCACGCCGCGAACATCCTCCATGTACCAGCGGTCCGGATAGGCCTTCTGATATTTCTCGAATGTTCGCCGAGCAATAATCATGGCGCCGGTTCCAGCGTGCGTTGCCTCCATGATACCGAACTCCTCGTCTTCTTTGCTGGGGGCCGGAGCATTTTTGTCCAGAATAAAGTTTGGCATGCCAATGACCGACTCGATTGCATGCGCCGGAACCTCCGGGTGTTTGCGCATCATCCCGACGCTTCGATCCCAGTCGATAGCTCGCTTCAAGCATGGAATGGCAACCACATCCTTGTTGGCAACCAGGGCCACCATTACGTCCTCCCAACGCACCGAAATATCAGCGTCCAGAAACAGCATGTGCGTCGCCTTAGTGCTGGTCATGAACTGGGCTACGCAGCGGTTCCTGGCCGCCACTAACATTGAGTTTCCCACCACAAACGACCAGGAAAACGGGATGCCAACCGACAGGCAGGCCTGCTGAATCCCCAAAAGTGAGTGCACGTATCCATGATTTACGTTGCCGTCAATGATGGGCGTGATCGCAAAAAGGGAGATCGGCGACTCTTGGGGGGCAAGCTTCACCTGGGGTTGCTGCTGACGGAACTTCTTCTTGGCCATGCCGGGATCATACACGAAAATTTTCGGCGTGCCAACCCGATTTTGGGGGAAGGGGGGGAGAACCTTTAAGGAGAGGGGGGGATGGGGGGAATCAGGGCTCCGGGCGGCGAGGGTTCCGGGGTATGAGTATGTTGTTAATACTTCTGTTTAGAAAATTGGGGCGATTTCGTGCTTAAAATTGGGGCGCTGCGCAGAAACACAAAGCAGTTGGCACTCCAGATTTTGGTGTGCTAGGATGCGCAGTCCAGACCTGGGGGGGGATGGATGGGGATGACGGGCGACGGGGGCAGGGTATACGGGGTAGGAGTTTGATGGACTCAAAAGAGCTGAAACTGGTGAGCCAAAAGGCCGAGTGTCTCCACTCATCGGCACTCATCCAAACACCAGACGGGTTGAAGTCGTATGGTCTTCCGGTTGACACCGATGATTGCATGCAATGCGCATGGCGAGATTTTGAGCAGTCGGTCGGCAAGCGGGTTGAGCTCCCTTCGATGCAGATCTTCTGGTGGAATTACAGCGACGACAAGGAACCACATTGGGTTGCCGAAATCATGCCGCTCGACTTGCTCCCGGATGTTGCGTCAATTGTTGGACGCGGGGAAACGCCCGGTAAAGCCATCCGAGATATGTCTCGTCAGCTCAGGACTTTTTTGAGTCAGCACCAATAACGACGTGCGTCTCCTGAGGAATCTTCTCCTGGAATGCCCAGCCTGATCCTTTGTAGGTAATCTTTGGTGCGTTGAAGACAACGCGCATCTCGCCGTTGCATACCAGGCACAACTCCTTCGAGTCGTCGCTCATCTTGCGAACGGTCTCACGAACGATGTCGCATTTTTCACACTTGTAGTCGTACGTTGGCATGATTCTCCTTTGGTGGAGCCGGGCGGGAGTTTCACCCGCCGTTACCCTTGGGCATGATGACCCTTGGCGTGTACGCGGCCCCGGCAGACTATATCAGATTATAGGCCGAGAGTTACCTCTCCGGGTACTGCGTTATCCCTTCGCGCCTGGTCTTCCTGGACCTTCCATCGCTTGGCAATCTTTCGAACCGCCCACGACGAGCGGAGAAGGCTCCTAGCGCGTTCTCGCTGCATGTTGGCCCACGATTCCAGCTCTTCTGAGCTTGTGGCGATATACACGCCGGCAGGGCTGTCAGAGGCAGAGCAGATCGGCTGCTCCCAGACGTTTCGGAGCTCTTCGACGGCAAGCTGAATTGCCCTGCTATTCCATCGGGTAGTCTTGGCCAGCTCTTTGTAGGTAATAGCGTTTTCTCGACCAACACGAATCTGCGAAAGTAAATAAATTAACTCTGGACCCATAATTCCTCCTACGGCAAAAACCGCACTTCAATAGTATTCTTCCAGCCCTTAACATTCTGACCATTACGGCCGTTTTTATAGGCCCCCAGGGCTGCCCATACCTGTGGTGACAAGTCTACCAGAGACCAGGCAGAGGCCGGTCCATCCGGGTGGCGCTGACGGCAGTCGCAGTAGTCAACGACCCACACCTCAACCGATTTATGAGTGACGAGTGAGGTGATTAGCAACTTGTGGGTTGGGATTTGATGCCAAAGAGGCATCTGTTCGGCAATCCTCTTGCGAAGGGCCGGGCCAATGGCGGCGTACATGTTGTCAACGTACTCAAGGCCATTCCACGGCCGGACCAGCTTGCTCCAACTGCCCATGTCGCGGTAGTAGCAGCCCCACTCGGGATGACTCTTGCACTTACTCTTGCTGAGGTACTTGTTTTCCGGGTCAACTGATACCCACGTCTTCGGGTGGTCATACCACGACTTGGCGTGGTTATAAGCGTCGTAGGTTGTGCCAAAGCCAATCATTTTGTGAGCAGGGGCCCAATAGGCGCGGTCAAACGTCACGTCAACATTGGGGGTTTTTGGGTAATCATAGGACTGGATACCCGGAGCAGTAGCCGTCTCTACGCAAGGCGCGGGGGCGACGAGGAGTGCTCCCGCTACGGCCAGCGCAACGAGCACTGTCCACAATCGTCGGTGAGCTCTGCGTGCCGGTAGCTTCATGCGAGCCTCCTCCGGGTACGGTAGCAGCGCGCTAGACACGTGTCCACTAGACATTTAACTACCTCCTCGCCAGCATTGCCGGCGCTTGTTTCCAAGACGAGTATACGCTATCCTCACTAGTGAGGCCATTGCCTACCACGAGCATATCATATCAGGGGGAACCATGCCAGAAATCAGCACAGAAAATATCGACGATCTGATCCTTCACCCGGATAATCCTCGTGAGGGGGATATTGGTGCGATTGTTACAAGCATCAAGAAGAACGGGTGGTTTGGCACGGTCGTAGCTCAGAAATCAACCGGCTATATTCTTGCAGGGAACCATCGCGTGCAGGCCGCTCGAATCTGCGGCATCAAAGAGGTCCCGGTATTCTGGGTGGACTGCGACGATGAGCGTGCAAAGGCAATCCTTCTTGCGGATAACAAGACAGCGGAGCTGGCAAGCTGGAACGATGATACCTTGCTTGCGCTACTTCAGGAGGCAGATGCCGGGAACTACCTTCTCGACACAGCATTCGATCAGGACGATATTCAGAAGCTTCTAGCCAAGCTTAATAGCGCAGATGGCGACGACGGGGACGTGTGCCCAACATGCGGCTCGAAGCGAAAGAAGGGCCGATGAGGTGGCATGGTATGAGGATCTTCCATTCGAGCTGGTCATTCCTGTCCAGATGCCTAAGCGTGACCTTACCCGCTGGCGCAAATCGCTGACGGTTGTTGCGGCAATTGCAGAATCGCGGAAGATTGACCTGACGGTTGTCCGGCTGCACTACCACAACCCACCGAAGAGCCGATCAAGCTATGGCGATCATCATCCCATGGGTGAGGCAGAGACGGATTTTGGCGAAATTACCCTTTGCGCCAACGATGTAGATACTGCGGTGCACGAGCTTGCGCACATCATCACTAAGGAAAACCACACAAGAAAGTGGGCGGAGACATATATCAAGCTTGCAACGGAGTATATGCCGATTGGCGTTGCAAAGCGCGCGCTTCGGCACGCATCAAAATTTTATAAGACGGTGCAGAAGCAGTCAATCAGCCTTGGGTTGATCGACTGACGAGTTGCCCCAGTCCCCATACCGCCTCTTACGGTCTTTCTTAGGCGGACTTGGTTGATCAACAACGGCGCCAATGCATTCGTGGCAGATGTACTTCTGCCGGCCAGGTTCGTCCGGCCCATACTCCCAAATGCGGCCAATGCGACCACAGTGGTTGCAAACGCCAAGCGGCCTGATCGGGCGGCCGTACTTCACGCTAGGCAGGATCGTCCTCCGTATGGCCTTCCCACAGTACGTCCCATCGCCACATATTGTGACCAATGCGATAGAGGCCGCAGCAGCTGCTTGCGTCCACTCGGACGACAGCAGTCTCCGGGTTTTTGTCACTTGGGTCGATGAGGTAGACCGCAGGGAGAAGTACATCAAACGAGATAATTGGCGAGTTTGGCCAGGCGCTCTTCAGTCGTCCATCCAGGAAAAGCTTGAGCCGTTCTACCTCGGAAATTGGAAAGGCCGGATTGACGTATTCCTCCTTGCCGAGCTCGTCAACGATGTGCCGTCCAATCATAGGAATCCAGTCGCCATCCGGGATGGTGAAAAGCGCCTCTTCGCTGCGCTCCGGGTCACACAGACCACAACGCAAAAAATCCATTCCCTGCTCAGTAACACGCCTCTCCTGCTCGTCTACGTAAAATGTGGTGATGCTAGACATGGGTACCTCCTGTCTTATCCGTGCCGTTATCAAGGCCGGCAATATACGCCCAAACTAGGTTATAAAACTCCCGCTTGCTTTTAGCCGAGAGCTTCAGAACCGTACGATGACCGCCACGGTCGTTGACGGTCTGGACAAGCTGCAGGCCGCTACCGTTGTTCCATGTGTGGTAGTAGCCGACCTGCGAAACTTGCTTTCCGTCAATAGTGCTCCACAACTTGGACCCAGGCTCAAACCCACAGCGCCGATTTAGCGCGTCGACCCCGTCCTGGATGTCCTTCTTTGTGTAGGTGTAGCTCACTTCTTCTTCCCGGTCTTTGCGTAGCGAGTCGCAGCGTTGCTGCGAAGATGCCGGCGATACTCGGTAATGCCGGTGACCAAGATGGCGAGGAACGCGATCCCAAAGAAAATTGTACCCATGATTACTCCTTCTACAATACGCCGACCGCGCTGGCCAGCAACCAGATTAACCCACCGACCAATGCGGTGATAATCAGATCATACACCCTACCAGTCCTCATCGCACCCTCCGGCGCACCAGTCGCTGCCGCACCCGGGGCAAAGACCCTGCTCTTGGGCGGATTGCTGCAGCTCATACACATTAGATTTAACCTCGTCAAGGAACCCGTTGCAGCATTCGCAAGCAGAATATTGCGTCGCCTGGGCGCTGTCTTCGCAGTCAACGTGAATATGCCCGTCAATATGGCCGCTATGCGCCATGGATTTCCGCCGTGAATGTCTTTGGCTTCAGCTTGGCCGCCCGGCAAACTACGTACCCGGTGGGCTCCATTGCGCTTTCATGAAGTTCAAGGATGCCCTGATCGAGGAGGGCCTGAACAAACGGCTCATTTTCGCTCCAATGCTTGAGCCAGAACCAGCCACGCGGCGGCTGCGTATCAAGATCGACGCTTAGCCGACAGTACGGTTCATGCGTCACTGCAACCTCGCCGATGCACTTGCTTCCAACCTGATGCAAGACGATACGGTCTCCGTTGAACTCCACGGTTCGAAATGCCTCCGGTGGCAGCTCAGAAATCTTTTCCATCATACCCCACATATCAGATGCCCTCATGCTCACAGCAATTCCCCGCAGAGCATCCAACGCACGCGCACACATCGCACGCATCGAATACCGGGGGCTCAACCGGGTGCGGCTCCTCCACAAAGGCCAAGCTCATCACCCTTCTCCATTCGTGATGATCCGAGTTAAAGCAACTAAAGCCATCAGAGTTGCCGCACTCGCACGGAGCATTTGAGGAAAACCATAACGCGCTGCTCGGGCTTAACAGCCCAAGACGATACCGCTGCCAGGCCTGCTCGAGCGACCAGCGCATGTCGTCTCCGATCATTGAATATTCCTCCCGACATCTACGTACAAAGCGACAAGACCAAAGAGTAGGAACAAGCCAGATAGCACGATGTTAAGGGGGTCCTTGGCGACAACGCCAGCCCACATCAAAAACGCTCCGCCTCCGATAATGACGAGATCCTCCGCAAACTCAAGCTTCATGTAACGCCTCCTGAATGTAATGCTTGGCAATCTCGTGCCATTCTACCTTAGGTAGATAGCTGCTGTAAATGGCATCAGCAGCCGGACCGCGCAAGTCGTCCTGGTTTAAATGGCCCAGATACATTTCTTCGCAATACGTCTGTAGCCATTCTGCCAGCGAGCAGGTAGCTCCGGCGATGTCCATTTCCGTTTCGCCCGTAAAATCTTCAAGCTCTCGGTTTGCCTGACTCAAAATGCTCTCGTCATTGCTTTCTCCAATCCAGAGCGCCATGTTCCAAGTTTCCCAGTTTACCCAGCCGTTGTATTCACTGCACATGGTTATCCTTCCCGCCTAGAACGGCAGATCTGTCCAGCTGCTGACCTTGTGGCCGCAGCACTCCGGAACCTTTGCAAAGTCGCCAATGCTTCGCTTATTCTTGAGCTCGACCATCATGCGCTCGCAGCAGAGGCTGCACTTGCATGACCTGCACAGGTAATCGTCGTTAGCAATCAGGCGATCCCAGTGCGCGACCTCCATTGACGCCGCAGCTCCAAGCACCTCAATAAATGCCTTGTCTTCCGGGAGTACGCCGACATGGTCACGCCGCAGGAATACGGTGCATGACTGGCTAATGGCCTGTAGGCGCTGCTCAAGTGCTTTGATGATTTTATTGCGATATTCGATCTCGTTGCGCAGATCATCGATCTGGTAGCGTGCAGGCTTGCCGTGCGCACTGTTCCAGTATTCAAGATGCTCGCAGCACTTGTCTGACAAGCATCCGGCACACGCGCACAGCTGGCACGCATCCAGGGAAATCTTTGGAACCTTGGCAAGGTACTCATCTCCCACTTCTTCGTCGTACCGAACGACCTCAATGTACTCAACTTTTGACTTCTTCTTGACCATCATTACTCCTTCTTTATCCTTCAAGCGGCAGCGTTGCCGTGAACTGCGGATCGTCGCCAAGCTCTGGCATATCTTCAACCCATGTCCAGTTCATTGAGCCAATATCATAGCGCCCACAGCACGGGGTTGCGGGAATCTCCACAAGATCATCGTCAAACGAACGACCACCGCCACTCATGACAAACACATCATCACGGGCGTTATATGAGGCGAACTCCACTGCGTCGCCCTTGTCGTTGTGCTCGGCTGCGAGCAGGTGCGTATCCGCCGCAACGCGCAGGGCGGTCTGGAAATCAAAGGCCGGGCAGACCCAGCCGTTCCAGCGGTAATCGGTGCGGATGCGTGCGGTATACACGCCCATTGTGCCCTCGCCGAGGGTCACCTTAATCTCCGTGCTCGTTGCCGGATCGCAATGCTTGCAGCTCATTTACTGCCTCCTACTACTAGGCGGGACATCCCCGCTAACTGCATCTTAAGGTATGGGGTATTAGGTTGTCAAATCTTCCGCTTAAGCTCTTTGGCCATTTCGGTCACCGGATCGGGGTTGATCGGCCGAAGGAACTTAAACCGGGCAGCTTGCTCTAGCCGGTCGTCCAGAATCTCATCCAGGGAACGGCGCTCAGTGGCGGCTGCCGCCTGTTCGCACTCTGGGCTGCAGCACTTGCTTTCTGGCTGCTCATCCATGGTCTTACCGCAATAGAAACACCACGGGCGAAAGCATTCAGTCACGTTCATCTATCGGATTCTCCTAATTTTCCAGCTGCGCGTGCCGTACGGACGGCGCATAATCCACCCATCATGCTCGAGCTTATTGACAGCACGCTGCACCGTACTCCGGCCGCAGTTCAGGATTTCGGTCATTTCCTGGAACGTCGGGGATCGATTCCAGGTATCCATGTATTCCCGCATGGCAATAAGCACCTCATCCGGGGTTGGGGCGCCCTCGGGTCGATTAGCCTTCATCCTGCCACCGAATACGCGCGCATCTTGCGCATCCTGCTTGGGTGCCGGAGTGTCGTCAGGGCGGCGTTTTCGATCTGGCGCACACGCTCTCGGCTCAGGTTGTACTTTTGTCCAACCTCTTCCATCGTCATTGGGCGGTTCAGGCCAATCCCGTAGCGCATAGAGAGGATGTCCCGGTCGCGTTCAGGCAGACTTTCGAGCATTTCGTGGATTAACCTTACCATATCGGATGTCAAACTCAGCTCTTCCGGAGATGGCTCCGGTGACTCAATGAGATCCCCCAAGGTTGCTTCGTTGTCTTCCCCATAGGTTTTATCCAAGGACGACAGCGTGACCATATCGAGCATCGCTCTCATTTCCCGCACATCGTCGGCGGTAATGACCTTCTTTTTTGTCATCGTCGCTTCTCCTTTCCTACTGTGTGCCACCGCTCTCGCTGGTAGGCTTTTCGCCGCTCAATTGCCTCCGAACTTCGGAGCTTTTTCCAATAGGGCTTTTCTTTTTCGCAGGCAATACACCGATCAGCCTCCGGAGTCTCATAAAACTCCGTATCCGGCGGCCACTGCTCGTTGCACCCCTTGCAGGTTTTTAGATTCATCAGAACTCCCCACACGTCAGAGGCAGCTTGTCCAGTGTTTCTTTCCAGCGCCGCTCGACTCCCGCAATGTCGGCGGGGTTGGTGGCGAGCCACGGCCAGTCGGAGATCACGATAGCACGAGCTTTATTGGCACAGGGACTATCGGGGGCTCGGTCAAGCTCCGTCTGAAACTTCTCGATCTTCCCCTGCAAGTCCATGTACCAGTGCCAGTCGGGCTTCCACTCAATGGCCGGCCCCATGATGTACATACTCTCGTGCCAGTAGAAGACCTCGGAGTAAAGCTCCGTCAACTGGCTAGAGAATCGGGATGAGTCCGTCCCCTTGGCGGGGGTGTTGATCAGGATGGCTGCGGTGACTCCAAACCAGAGGCCCAAAAAAGCGGCAATCTTTAAAGCCATACTTATAACCCCTCTGGGGATGCCTTCCGACTTTCCCCTACTTTCTTGCCGGTCTGAGTTTCATACTTACCCTTGGCTTTTTGCATGCACTCCTTGCAGAGTCGGCTCCACCATCGATGTTCATTGATGTAATACCCAACGGAGTTTCCTCGGCACTCGTTACACGCATAGTACTTCAGGCTAGGCCGCCACATGATATAGGGCTCAATAGGCGCGCTCATCCGGGCATCCCGGCATACTTGCGGCGGTATACCTTTCGTCGCGCCTCTACGCACGGATCGCATAGTGGCACCGCACCGCCATCATCAAGCCAGACGGCGCGAGCCTTATCGTCGCAGTCGCGGCACTTCAGATCTGTCGTTGGGGTTTCGTCCTTGCGGATCACCATCGGCTCCATTAGCGGCACCCGACGGCTACGGCCTCACCGGCAATGTCAATGCCATTTGGGGCAGGGTCGGGATAGACGGCAACATCAACGCCGCACTTGGTGCAGATCGCAACGCTATGGGCGTTCCACCCGGTGCCGATGAGATGGGTGAACTTTCCGAGCTGGTGGCCGCGCATCTTGGCGGCCTTGCGTGCCTGCTTCCTAAGGTTTCGTGTTTTCATCTTAACCTCCTACTATGGTGCCGGGAGGCGGGGTAGGAGTCCCACCTCAACCGGCATAGATGACACCACCGGGTTATGGCGAACCGTCCTACTTCCGAAAGCAGAAGAACCACACAAGCTTTCGCTTACTCTTCTTTTCCCGGTTGATAGGTGTTCCCCGGTGATGCCAAGAGGAGCCTAGCAGGCCTGATATTTGTCTGTCAAATTTCAGGTCAACGCCGTTTATTCTTGCGGCTTTCCTTGATCTCATACCGTGCTTGTTCAATGATGATGAGCACCCCAATAGCAATCGCCACCGCCCATGCCCAATCTCCATAGCTCATGTGATTCATTGTTCATCTCCCTCCGGTCGATTACTGTATCACGTGGTTATTACATTTTGGCACTAAGGACTTCTACGCCAGTGAGCCTCGGGCTCGGCCCGAAAACGCCGAAGGCGGTTGAGCCGTGAGGCGAGGGTCACGGTGCCGTGAGGCAGGCGCCGTACAAGCTCCATAGGGATAGAGAACGACTAAGAGAACGTAGTAGGGAACAACGCCTTCATTCATGGCTAATTCTTCCTGTGCTGGGGACTACTTGCTCCTGCCTGTGCTATGACCAGTTATTCCCTGCGCTGGTACTTTGTTTGAGGTTGTGGCGTGTGGGTGGTGGTTTGGTGTCTGAAACGGGAAGATGATATTTGGCTGGTGGATTTGGGTGGTTGCCACGGCGGGGGGTTATTCCAGGCCGTTTATGCCCCTCTTCACAACCATCATATCTAAGGTTATTCCAGCCCTTTTCCGCACGAGTTATTCCCCCAGCTCCAGTTATTCCGGGGTTATTCCAGGGTTATTCCGGAGTTATTACGGAGTTATTCAGGAATAATTACGGCTTCTTAACCAAATCGACCCACAGGCAACGCGCTGGGCAGATTAAGGCTTCTTAACCTTCGCTGGGTTTGACAGCTGGCTCTCTATCCCCTATGGTGGTACTGCCCTCTTTGGGGTATGTAGTAGGAGGTACCGGTATGGCAACAGGCCAGAAGTACGAGAACGGAATGCTCGAGGGGTTCTTGGCCGCTCGGGGTGCCTATGCGTTTATGCAGGCACAGCAGACCCAGAATCCAGAGGCGATGCGGAGCTACCTTGATGCGTGCATTGCCTATGGGGATGCGCTCAGGATTTATCAGGCAGAAGGCGATGGCCCCGAGGTGCAGCGGCTTACCGGTGTCGGTATGGACGCGACCGACAAGGCGCACGAGCTTGAGAAGGCCTCATGAGCAACTTTAAGACCTATCTCCATAAGGGGTGCTCGGGGAAGTCCCGGGCGTCGAATGAATGGTGGGATGGCATCTACTTCTATGGGCTGCTTGAGGTCGTCTGCTCGATTATGGGCGAAGGCGACAAGACGCAGATTGGCGTCGTCCAGAACCCGGAGGAGTACGCCTATCCGGAGATTACCGAGATTCGCTGCCACGACTGCGGTGAGAGCGTCCGGAAGGTCAGTATGCCGGCCTTGAAGCTTGAGACCCGCATCGGCCACGACCCAGAGTCGTATGGTCTGGTATACTGCGAATCTACCATTCAGCAGCCGTAGTAGTTAGGAGGGTTTATGGATAGCTTGTGGTTTTGGGTTATTTTCTTCCTCGTTTGCGGAGCCATCTTTTAATGAAGGCGTGGGCAGTTCAGGCGTATCAGTACGATGCGGCCGTTCACTGCGTTGGATGCGCCAAGTCCCGGTTCGGCGAGGAGCTTGATTCATCGGCCGTGGATTCGGAGGGTAATCCCCCGTTCCCCATCTTTGCGTCAGATGACTTCTGCCCCTGCGGGGAGTGGTGCCTTTCTTGTGGCGCGGTTATTAGCGAGCCGTACAAGCATGAGCCGGGGATGTGCTCTCGTGGCTTCGACAACTGCCGTCTGGTGGTTGTGAATGAGTGAGATGAGCGAACAGGAGATCCGGGAGAACTTTCAGATTATTTCGATTACGGTCAAGTGGACGGCGGAGGATATCCGTCGGCGCAGGCCGAACTGGTCAATCGAGGAGTGCGAACACTTCATCGACAGCTCCTATCCGGAGATTGCCGCTGAAGCGCAGGAGGCCGGCGACCGGATGATCGATTCAGTATTGGAGGCAATGGGAGATGAGCCGGAAACGAACTAGCTCGTGGGAGTCAGGCAAGTGGCCAACCTGCCCGAATAACATCAGGCACACACTTGTACCAGATCCGAACGGCGCGTGGGTATGCGAGGAGTGTAAGGCCGCCCACAAGCCCAGGAGCAAGACACCATTCCGGTTCGCCTTTGCGCTTGACAAGATGACATCAGAAGGAGATACTCAGTAGTACGGCAGTTGCCGTGTAGTGTAGGAGGAAATTATGGCAGTCGATCATGACGCACTGGTGAAGGAGCGCGAGAAGCTTCTGCCAGAGGATCGGGAAGTTCATTACATCATCAGTGAGATGCTTGAGCCGCTGCGCGGCGCGCGGATTATTGGTGGCCGGGTTGAGGAAAGCGACGATTATTTCCCACCATTCCCGGTTCTTATTATTGAGGACATTCACGGCGACAAGTTCGAGGTGATTGTCTCGGCGGACGACGAGATGAACGGCGGCGGTCGTCTTATCTTTCAGGTCGCCGATAGGTGATTGACAAGTTGCGACCGACCATTTAGTATCGTTAGCACGGCAGTTGCCGTATTGTTGTAGGAGGCAGTATGGATAAGTTCAGGACACGAATCGAGCAGGACACAGCCGACGGCTACGATGTCCTTGGCGACCGCGCAGGTCAGTTCTATACCGGAGAGAAGGCCGCAAACTACGGCTTCCCGTGGGATGTCAAGCTTCCGGTCAATGACGAGAATGTCGCCACTTTCGCGCCACCGGCAGACGCGGTGTATGTCAGCAAGGTCTACGGATTCTCACACTCTGGCATGAGCATCAGTCTTACGCCGTTCACGGATAAGTGGGATTCCGCGCAGATTGGGTTCTATGTGATTGAGAAGGATCAGGCGAAGTTCTGGCTCGGTGATTCGTATACCGAGGAGGAGCTTGCGGCGAAGGCCGAGGCCGAGATTAGCGTCGTAGACTCCGTGCTTCGTGGCGAGGTCTATTGCGTCATCTTGGAGAAGTCCGTCGATTGCGGCACAGCAGGACACGAGAACACTTGGGAGGTAGAGGAGTCGTTGGGCGGCATCATTGGCTACGACCAAGCAGAAGCCGAGGCCGACGCAATGATTCGCTACAAGAAGGGCATCGTGGACTATGAGGGGGAGCGAGTATGAGCGGTCAGATGGATAAGTGTATTGCGTGTGGCGCAGTGGTGTTCTACGACGACGAGAAGCTCGTCGGTACTTGGAACGGCATGCCATTCGACCGGTTTGATGTGCTTGAGCCGGAGCATTATGCCGAGGGTGTACCAGAAGGGTATCTGGTGTATTGCTTGGACTGCGCTCCGTGCGAGTGTGGCGACCACGAGCGGTTCGCCCCCCACCGAGCTTCGGAGATTGACAAGGGGAACGCAGGGGTATAGTATTGTCGTGCTCCACTTGGAGTGAGGAAGTGTAGGAGGAAGTATGCCAAACTGGTGTGTGAATCAGGTAGACATTAGCGGTGATGAGGCGGAGATTGTCCGGCTCATTGCGTTGGTGAAGGGTAGCGATAGCGACTTCGACTTCGCCAAGATTGTGCCGCCACCGGATAGCCCTATCTATGCTGCGGCAGAGACGCAGAATGACTTCCAGTGCGGCTGTCAGAAGGTTTGGGTTGAGACGAAGCCGCAGGTCGGCGAGTGGGGCGAGGACGGCTTTGAGAAGGCTGAAGGCCATTGGGAAGTGAACGGCTTACTCATTGAGAAGGAAGTGCTCGACAACGGCACGATTAAGGACTTTGTTGCTGTCGGATTTGGCGGCTCATGGGTCTGCCCGACGCACAAGCTCGGCGAGATTTCGTCGCACCCAGACTGGTGGTACAACTGGAATGTTGCCAACTGGGGGACGAAGTGGAACTGCGGTGAGGTGTGGAATGACCGCGCCGACGACCTTGCTACTGATGGTCGCACCTCGTATAACTTTGAGACGGCGTGGAGTCCTGCGGAGCCTGTGGTTCACGCGCTCTCTGGGCTGTTCCCAACGCTGACCATTTCGCACCGCTATTGCGAGGGTGGGATGGGGTACGCGGGTGAGGTGATGTATCACTCGGGCAACGAAATCTCACGGCAGGAATACAGCAGCGAGCACGACTCCCTCCCAGACGAGGCATGGTACAAGGAGGAGGATGGCTCGCGTGGCTATGAACGCAACTATGATACGATTCCAATGACCGCCTTTGAGTCGTTCTGTGATGAACACTTCGGCGGCGTAGTAGGAGGTTGAGTATGAAGCCGGTATACAGCGCATACATTGACGGCAATACGATTGACGAAATCGTGGAGTCGGGAGAGGGCTTTGTCTACTCCGACATCTATCCGCAGGTTGAGGGGGTCTTCGGTAGGACGGCCTTGTATGAGGCTCTTGCCGGAGCTTCGGACAACCTCGCCGACGACACGCTCTACATCACCCTTCAGGGCGACCCGTTCGTCAGCCACGAGCGGCACGGACAAATCGTTCTCGGGTGGATTGAGGGAATGCGCGGCGCGAATGTCAGCATCTTTAGCTACGACGAGCCGGCGAAGGAATACATGGACTATCTTCGCCAGAGCGCGAAAGAAGAAGGAATCTCGGCGTGATTGCCGCTATCTATGCGATAGCCCTTGCCGGATGGATTCTGAAGTTTATTAGTTTGGTAGCTCCGAAGGTGCCACCACATCCACCGAAAGATCATCCTCGCCGGGTGCGACGAATCCCTCCGGGGTGTTGATCCACCGGACGGCAAACTCGATATCGTCGCTACCCGGCTGACTCTTTTCGGCGTCTAGTCCAATCATCCGTAGGGCCTCGTTCGGCGTTGTGGCGACATCGTAGAAACCGGCACTCGAGGTGATATGCCAAGTGTCAGGTTTTCCGGGTTTATACACGACGAAATATGTCATGCGAGGATTGTCCAACCCCGCACCCCAAGAGGGAATAGCAGCAGATTCTACCGATTGACATGGTACGCCTGTCAGTAGAGTCCTCGTACGAGCTGGGCGTCTCCCAGTATGGTTCACAGGAGAGAGCAATGGAACGAAACAATCTCATTGCCACCGATTACCTTGGTGGTATGACGCTCCAGTCCGTCGCGGAAAAGTACGGCATTACTCGGCAGCGAGTTCAGCAGATCGTCGCAAAGATGGGCGTTAGCCGTCCACCGATTCTGAATAGCACGCGGCTTCGCAAGTACGACTACGACGAGATCGTGTCTTACTATCGTGAACATTCGCCGACACTTACCGAGATCACGAAGCAGTTCAACTGCTCGACCAGTACGGTCAGGAACGCGCTCTTTAAGGCCGGCCTTACGACCAACAAGCGCGCGAAGTTCACCACGGATGCCGTACAGGATGTCATCACCCGGTATCGCGCCGGTGAGCGTCTCGTGTTGATTGGTAAGAGCTACGATGTCAGCGCGCAGTACATCAACACTGTGCTTCGTCGCGCCGGCGTTCAGCCGGTACGGAGGTCAGTGAAGTGAGTGATCAGCTGTATACCGAGGACGATTACCGGGCGTATGTCCGGTTCCGCAAGGCATTAGAGCGTCATACGGCATACGGCAAGCGCATCCGTCGGTACATCAGGGAGAACCGCGATTTAGTGGAGCTTTCAGGATGGATTGACTGGGCGTACGAGGAATCACGCAAGCCGCTCGATTATCAGGTTCCGCCCTGGTCAGACGAACAGAAGCTTGCGATGTCCACCCGGTACGAGGCCAGCAAGGGGCGCGCGTAGGGTCTTGACGACTCCGGTAGGGCGGGTGTATGCTCGCTCTGCCGGAGCTTTCCGGTAGGAAGTTGTAGGAGGAAGTATGGGCTACGACATCTACTCGATGCGCGAGGACAGGGAGAAGTCGCACGCATTTGCGAAGAAGGCGACTCCGTGGGTCTTGGAGGAGAACGGCGAACTGCCGGACTATTGGCGCAACACGGCCTATTACCGGATGAACATCTGGGGGATGGGTGTCTTGCGTCAGCTCAATGAGAAGCTTGGCGTAGGTTTTCTCAATGAGGCCTTGTACGACAACTCCGGTACGGTCATCCGCGACTGGGAGTGCGAGGATGCGTTTGAGGCTTTGTCCAAGAAGGATGACTTGGAGATTCGTGCTGCCGTGATCGAGGTCGTCAAGGATGAGCCAGAGCTGAACAACGACGAGCAGGTCGGCCTGTGGGTTCAGGAGGTTCGCCATTGGCAGGAATACCTTCGCATCTGCTCCGAGCTGAAGGGTTGCGAGGTTTTGTGATTCTGGTATTCTGGTGCTTGGTCGGGCTTCTGACCTTGTATGTATTGCGGCTTACGAGCCGGTAGGAGGCTGTATGGAGGACTTGGTTATCACTTATCACCACGACCCATCGCACGGGTGGCTTGAAGTGAAGCGCGAGCTTGTAGAGATGCTTGGTATTCAGGGGCTTATCACCTCATACTCGTATCAGAAGGGCGACCGCTTATTCTTGGAGGAGGATGCCGACGCATCATTGCTCGTGCGCTCTCTTGGGGAGCTTGGCATCAAGTACACGCTCATTGACCGGCACACCAACGCCGACCATTGGATTCGGGTACTTGACCGCTACAACGCACTAGATTAGTATTGCTCTGCGGCGCTTGCCGTGAGGAAGTAGGAAGGAGTACGCAATGGGATACTATGTAAATGGCAATGGTCATCTGGTCATCAAGAAGGAGAATCTTGCTGCGGCCTATGAAGCGTTGATGGCACTCAACGACGCACCGGACAGCGCGAAGCGCGGCGGGTCGTACAGCGGCGGCAAGCAGCACTCATCGTGGTTCTCGTGGATGCCAGCCGACCTTCGTGAACTCGCAGACACGAAGGCCGTGTTTGAGGCGTTGGGCTTTGAGACGATGGATGCCAACGGCGACCTCGTGATTACCTGCTACGACAACAAGATCGGGCAAGAGGAAGTATTCTTTGCCGCTGCTGCTCCGTTCATTGAGAACGGCTCGTATGAGTGGACAGGCGAGGACAGCGCGTTCTGGGAGTGGGAGTTCATTGACGGCAAGATGTATCAGCGCGATGGGATTCGTGAGTACGGCGAGGCCGTTGAGGTGAGCGTGCCGGGGCTTCATCGTGAGCAGGTTGAGATGATGGAGCGCATTGAGGCCTCGTTCGGCAAGAAGTAGTGCTTGACCCGGCTGCGTCTATCGTTTAGTCTTAGGCGTAGCCGGGTTCGGCTATCTAGCTAGTAGGAGAGGAGAGGACAATGGAAACGCAATGCGACACCTGTAAGCAGGTCGTAGAGAACGGCTATTGGGCTGATAACAACGCTTCCGGTATCGTTCAGTGGTACTGCGAGCCGTGCGAGGAACACCGCTCCGAGAAGTATGGCTGCGCGATGCTGCTTTCGGAAGGGGCAACCTGCTACGAGGGCGAGTGTGGCTGCGGCGGAGAGGGAACTTACTGATGAGGCCGTACATTGACTTCTGGGATTCGTTAGACGACCTTCTGATGACGATGTTCCGCGACACCGAGGCTTATGTGTATGGGCCAGAAAAGATTGGTCGGTGGTGCTGTAATACCTGTACCGCAGCGGAGCTTAGTCTGATGGCTGATGCGGACAACATTAGCGATCCGGTATTCTTTTACTATCACGACCAGAACCGCGATACCGACTCAGATGAGTGCTATCTGGGGTGGTCTGGTGGGCAGCGTGCACTCGACCTCATCAAGCAGTATTGCGACTACTACGGATTGGTGGTAGAGTTGCCAGAGAACGAGGACAAAAAGATTCTCGTCAAGGATAACTAGGAGGACTTATGGCAAAGAGGAAGGCTAATAGCATTGCCGAAACCGGTATGTGGAACGCCTATGAGTATTCGGTGAAGCGCACCGCACGCAGCAACAAGTCGGCGGTCATCACGAGTCCACGCGACCTTGCGGCTCTGTTCCGCGAGTTCGCTGACGCGGAGATGAGTGAGGCCTTGTTCGTCGTGTCGTTCGGTGGGCGCAACAACCTGCTTGGGATTCATCGTATCTACTCTGGTACGGCGACCGGAACTTCGGTGCGGATTGGCGAACTGCTCCGCTCTGCGCTGATGATGGGCGCGGTCGGTATGGCGTTGGTTCACAACCACCCTTCGGGCGACCATCAGCCGTCTGATGAGGACATTAGGCTCACGGCTGATGTGGCGAAGGCCGCCACGCTGCTTGATGTTCAGTTCCTTGACCATCTGGTCGTCGGAGCGAACGGAGCGTTCACGAGTATCCGCTCACAGAAGCCGAGTATGTTTGAGGACAGCACCCTGAACTAGCTACGACTCGTCGGGGGGTGTCCTCCCCCCCACGAGTCCTATCCCCCCGGCGGAGTCCTCCCGCCGGGGGATTTTCTTTGTAGCTCGACTTATTCATTATCCAGGCCGTATACCCCCGCACCCCCATACCCCCAGACCCCCATACCGGCTGTTGCCCGGACTTCGAATAGTTAAGATACCTTACACATCTCTTATCCTGAACTTAGTTGACGAGATGATACCGGTGTGAGAAACTCCGTATGTCGGAGCAATCCTAGGAGAAGCTACCGACTAGGTGAGAGTGTTGGGAACGAAGCACGCAGCCGAAAAATGCGAAGTGGTTCAGGCGAGTGATGGCCTCTAATTGCTGCTGTAAATGCGGGAGAGGAAGCTTGGGAAGCGGAAGCCGGGGCAATGATCAAAACCGGTGAAAGCGACCAACCTACCGGAATCTCTGGGAGCGACGGCTCTCAGGGGTTCCGGGACATAATGAATCCGTTCCGGGTAGAGGCCGGATAGTTGGTAGATAGACGAACTACCCGCGACGATAAGGATACCGGGCATTTGGACTAACCATCAGGGTGGCTGGTATCAGGGGGCAACCGGAAGGCGAAGCTCCTCTCCGCAAGGGGATAAGCGTCAGTAGCGCGATAGCTGGGGGGTTGAGTCAGATGTGGTGTCTGGCCGACCCCCCTTCATACTTGACGACAGGAATCGTTGGGTGTAGTGTTCGTAGTGCCGGTGCTTGCCGGTATGAAAGGAAGGAGAGGACAGATGGACTTGTTTGAGATTCCGGTTGGCGACCCGCAGGAGAGCACCTGCTCGTGCCGTTGCGGTTGTGAGGTTCCGTTGTCCGGTGGTACTTGCGTTGATTGCGGCGAGGGTACGCACCAGAACAACAACGGCCTTGATGAGTTCCGCACTTGCGAGAACGCGAACCGGTGGCCTGAGATGGAACACAAGGCGGTAGAGCCTCGGCCTTTCCGCTACGGGTGGAACGGCTATGAGAACGCCTATGAGGAGTCGGTGGACTTGTGCGCGGAGTGCTATGAGGCGTGGCAGCAGGTCGGGTGGAACTAATGAGCAGGAACGACGCGGCCTTCTTTACGCCGTATCACGATTGCGACCCGGTGTGGTTCTCCGACGATAAGAGCGTGGTCATTTACCGCAACGGCGAGATGAGGATTCACTTTACCGAGCCAGACGGCAGCACGAGCGTTCTCCGGTATACGAACGACCTTGACGCGAAGGGGCTTGATACTGACGAGAAGCTCGCTGACGCTGAGAAGTCCGGCGCGATTGAGTTCCACAATAATCCGTGGTTCGAGGTCGTCTATCACGACAACGAGGAAGGCGAGGTCTTTATTGGCCTTGATGAGGCCAAGAGGTACGCCGAAAGGATTGTCGCCAAGTATTCTGAGTGGCAGGAGAAGGTATGATCGTCTACCGGAGCTTCCCCTCTGGGGCGTGGGTGGTCAGCGACATCGTAGGTGGGTACTTGACGACCCAGACCTACTATGGGTACACTCGTTCAGAAGCCGTACGGAAGTTCCGTGCGGAAGTAGGAAGGGAAGGTACAGAGATGAGCCGGAACGCTTGCGCGTGGTGCGGCACCGAGGTTGATGACGAGCGGCAGTACGAGTCGCGCATTTGCGAGGAGTGCTATCGTGAGGCGTATGAGGCCTCGCAAGAGGAAATCGGAGTAGAGGAGATGAGGAACAATGCGACTCTTTGATTGGCCGTACAGCGAAACTGATGTGTTGGACTTCGCGCACGCTCTCGTTCGTGGCGGGTTCAGGTGGCAAGACGATAGCGAGGACAGGCTTCACGCTATCCTTGATGTCGTTGATGAGGCGTACAAGTGGCGCGTTGAGCTTGACGCTTGGGTGGCTGCCGGTCGCCCAGAATCGTTTGACCTGAACGAGGTCTTGACTCAGGCCTAGCGTCGGGTGTAGTCTGGCGTAGCCGGCACTTGCCGGTATGGAAGGAAGGAGTATCTGATGAGCCGTGATGTGAACGAGATGATGGAGCTTCCCTTTGAGAAGTTCATTGAGGCCGTATCGCGCAAGGTTGAGGTGAAGGTTGGCCTCTCGGCTGATGACCTGCCCGACATTGCGTTTGACGACTTCTACCCCGGAGAGCGCGCTACCTTCGGCGACTATAAGAGCGCGATTGCGGAGTGCGCGGTCTACCTCTTGGAGTCAGCAGGGTATCCGCTTGATGAGGAGAACGATAATGCGTAGTTTGATTACGAAGGCCGAATACCTGCGCGAAACTGAGGCGTGGGTTCGGCAGCAGCGACGCGAGCAACTGCTCCGTCGCGCATTGTATCTTGCGGCACTTGCGGCATTGGTCGCGGTTCTGCTAGGCTGGCCTTGTACCGACGCGATGTGCGCGCCGGCAGGTTGAGAGAGGAGAGGACAAATGGCACTTACAGGAACAGAGCAGTACGAGATTCAGGAAGCCGGATACCTTCGGATTGACCTTGACTCTGAGTCGTGGGTCGCGCTGATGAGTGAGGACAATGTGAACTTCGGCGGTACGCTGTGGAAGCTTGACCTTGACGGCTACCACTACTCGCAGGGTTGTACCGCCGGCTATCCGGTACTCGGTCGTGATGATGACGCTGAGGCTATCGCGCGCCATCTTGCCGACTTCATCTTGATGGAGAACGGAGAGGAAGGCCGTTTCGTGCGCCCCGAATAATACGCCGGCGATCCTTTCCGCCGGTCTAACACCCCCTCGCAGCCGGGCATCTGTGAGGGGGTCTTTCTTTGGGTCATTTATCAGGCCGTACCTGTACCAGACCCCCAACCCCCCACGCCCCCAGCTACACGCTCGACTTGGACAGGCCGGCCTTAGGGGGGGTGTTGACTTCCGGCGTGGGTCGTGTATTCTCTCTGGTGTCGGGGCTTCCCGATGTAGCACAGGAAAGGAAGGAACCAATGGGTAAGGCGGTACTGATTAGCGTGGACGTTGCCGGTCGCGGCAAGGTCGAGGTCGTGGATTGGCAGGACAAGCCCGGCCTCTCGGAGCATTACGCGGCGATTGAGTGCGACCTCGTGGAGATTGCCGGCGTTGGTAAGTTCGGCGGCGTTCCGGTGGTGGTGTTCGTTGATGAGGAAGGGCTGCTCCGCAATGAGGTGCTGCTCAACCTGACGGCGTGCGACTTTCTCGCTGAGGCCACCAAGAGCGCGCCGGCGTACCTGATGGGTGGCGGCCTTGTTGGTCGTGCGCTTGTCCTGTTTGATGGGGGCAGCGATTCGCGCGGCTTCTCTGACGCGGAAATGGTCAAGGTGAGCGCGCAGCTCGCAGCGGGGGGCTATCCCGTCGCGCATTGACCTCTCCGGTTTTTCTCTGAGGCCGTCGGTGATCTGTGCCACCGGCGGCCTCTCCTTTTGTCGCTGTTTTTATCCGGTCATTATTAGTTCATTATTCAGGCCGTACCTGTACCGGCAACCCCTTACCCCACACCCCACGAGCGACATCTCACCCGCTACCGGTTGCGCTCTCCGCAACGGCGTTTGACTTCTGGCGCGGTAGGCCTTACCTTGTATCTGTTGCCACTTGGCAACGGCACAGGCACAGGAAGGAAGGAACAAATGGACAACGCAACCGACTTGACCACTCCGGCGCAGAAGTGGGTTCAGAAGTACCTCGGCAACCAGTCGCAGGGTGTCTGCCCCGCTTGCCGCCAGACGCTTCCGGCTGACGCGGCCTATCGCGTCTATGTTCGCTACGGCGACGGCGACGACCTTATCGCTTATGTGCCAACCTACGGCACCGCTCTTGCGGTTCTGATTGGTTGGGCTGACGACGAGCGCGGCGGCTCCTTCTGGGCGTACTATGAGGGTAGCGACTGGAAGACTATGACTCCGGCACAGGCGGCTACCTTTGCTGATAGTCCGGTCGAGTTCTCCAACTTCGTAGACGCTATGGGCGGCGAAACTTCGGCTATCGGTGCCGAGGTCTTTGAGGCCGTTGAGTCTGCGCTTTTGGATACGCCGCTGATTGGTGCGGTGTGGATTGACTCACTCCACAATCCGGTGATGCCGAGCGATTACCGCTAGGCCTCTCCGGTTCGGCTCCGAGGCCGTCGCCCCCATCTGTGCGGGGGTGGCGGCCTCTCCCTTTGTCCGGTAGAGCTCGCCACGGGCAACATTTCAGGCGGCCTATTACTGCGCGTTTATACCGCCCCCATACCCCACACCCCACACCCCACACCCCAGACTCGCCTACCGGCTGCGTTGCGTCTGGCGCGTCGCGGTTGCGTTCTGTCGTAGGGTCGGCTACTATCTACTCGTCGGCACTTGCCGATGAAGTAGTAGGGAGAAGGAACCTATGACGGAACCAAAGGGGATGTCGTACGAGAAGGCCGTAGAAGCGGCGAGGAAGTCCGGCGGCAAGGTCGTCGTGCTGATGGCGTGGAGCGCGCCGACCACCAAGAAGCAGTTTGAGGAGCGCGCCAAGAAGGCCGCTGCTCGTGCTGCCACCCACCGCGCACTTGGTCGCGTTCAGACCACGGGCGAGCAGGTGGTTGATGAGAAGGGGCGCGTGTCGTTCCTGTTCCGCGTGGCCGGTCAGGTGAATCGTGATGTCCACCCTCTCGGTGTGTACCTCACCAAGAAGGGTGAGCCGTGCGTCAATCTGGTGCTGTCGGCTCCGACCGAGTACGGCTGGACTACGGCGTGCGAGTACGCCGGAGTTCCGGGTAGCGCGTGCGAGCGTCGCGCTGCGTTCCACGGCCACCGCGAGGTGAACCTCACCCGCCTTGTGTCGTGGATGATTGGCGGCGAGGAGCAGGTTGAGGAGCGGCCTCTCGGCGGCTGCTAGTCGCTCGCTCCGGCTCCGAGGCCGTCATCCCGTCGGGGGTGGCGGCCTCATCATTTCGTCAGAGCTTTTCACGGGCAACATTTCACCCCCCACACCCCCACACCCCCACACCCCCACCAATAGTTCAGGCCTCATTCATCATTCACTCATTACTCATTCACTCCTCACTCATTCCCCCCGCACCCCCACGAACTAACTAACTAACTAACTGACTGGCCGCTCGGTCGTCGTTCGGTTGGTGGCCTGTTGCGCTGTTGCCTACGCCCCGGTAAACTTGGGGTGTTCGGTGGCAATGCTCCACCGACGAGCACAGAGGAGACCAACAATGGCCAAGAGTAATGAGAAGGCTACCCTCTCGGTAGTTCTCGGAGATGAGCAGGAAGGCGAGCGCAGCGGTTCGCTTTGGCAGCGGTCGGTGGTCGTTCGCCGGGATTCGGGCAATGGCGAGGTGATCCGCTATGAGGCCATCCTCTACGGTATGGCTGCGCCTGTGAACGAGGTTCATCTCTGGCAGGGTGGCGACGCCGCCCCGCTCCTCGGCGTTCTCCCTCTCGACTTCTGGGAGTGGACGACTGATGCCGAACTGATGGAGTGGGTGGCCTCGTGCTATCAGCAGAGCAGCGCGCGCTATGAGCGCACTATCCGCAAGATGCGGACGATGGCGCGCAAGGCGTACACCGAGCAGAACGAGGAAGCCGCTCCCTTCTGAACGCTACCGGCGAACGGGCAACAAGGCCTCACCCCTTCGGGGGTGGGGTCTTTTTGTTGGTGCTATTCATCAGGCTATTATTCACCCCGTACCCCAGACCCCACACCCCAGACCCCAAGAACTAGGCCACTCCGTCCGTCGTTCCATTCGGTCGCAGCTCGACGCTCGCCGGGATTCGGTCAGCGTCATTCATCATTCACCAGTTCATCATTCACTCATTCATCATTCATTCATCATTACCCCTTACCCCACACCCCACGAACTACTTCTCTCTACTCTCTCTTCTCTCTCTCTTCTCTCTCCCTTCTCTCTCCTCTATGGTTCGGACTTGCGCTGACCGCGACCGGCCGCGTATACTTCGGGTGCCGGCAGTTGCCGGTGGCACAGAGAGGAGAAGACAGATGACGGACACGGAGAAGACGCTCTGGCTGGTCGAGGTGGTCTGGGAGAACGAGACGCACCGCTCGTGGCACGCTGGCCGGTCAGAGGCAACGGCAGCCCTGATTGCGCTGGCTTCGGAGTTGGCGGCGTACAACGCCGACACCGCCGACGATGCGCGGGAGTTCCTGCTCGATGACGAGCGTTCAGCCTGGGTTGATTGCACCGAGACGACGACCTCGGGCGTTTGCCCTAAGTGCGACGCGATGGCTGGCTGGACTGGCTCCTATTGCGAGCCGTGCGGCTACGAGTTCGGGGAGAGCCTCGACGACTAGCCGCTGACCGCTACCGGCCGCAATGAAGCCCTGCCCCTTCGGGGGTGGGGCTTCTTGTTGCCCGTAAACCGGCTCAGGGGCAATGGTTCGCGTCGCGCTGCGCGCTCTTGGTTGTGGCCGGTCGCGGTCATCATTCATTAGTCCAACATCATCAGTCATCATTCATCATTCATTACCCCACACCCCATTACCCCTAGCCCCAAGAGCTAACAAACTAAAGAATAGATTCCTGGACTCGGTCAGCATTCGCTTGCGCTGTTGCCCACTACCGGCTACACTCAACTCCTCGGACGCTATGCTCGGCCGAGTAGCACAGAAAGGGGAACGCTATGTGGCGTTTCTTGGTCTTCGTACCTAAGCCCGACACCGGTAGCGGTCAGCGGGTCAATCTGGCGAGTGGGTGGTCGTATGACGAAACCGAGGCCGACACCTTTGGTGATGTGATGCCCACCCTGCGCGGAATGATTCAGGCGGTCTACGCCGTCATTGAGATTGACTCGGTTCGTGAGTTCGGCCCTGAGTCCGACTCCGAGGAACCCGCTCCTGCTTGGGCTGTTGAGGTGATGACCGAGGCCGGGGTTGCTGGCCTGAACGGCTCGTGGGTTGAGTTGGACGGAAAGCCGTTGGCCTTCGTCGTAGCCGTAGAGGAGCCACGGAAGGTCTGGCCGACACACTTTGAGAGGTAGTCCTCTCCGGCTGAGGGCAACTGAGGCCACCCTCACCCTTCGGGGTGGGGGTGGTTTCTTTATGGCCTCACTCATCACCCCTTACCCCTTACCCCTCAGGCCTTACCCCGTACCCCTTACCCCACAAACTTCTAGGTGTTCTGGTATAGGCCTACTCGTTTCCGTGCCTCTCCGTCGTTCCTACGGGGTCGTTTCTCATGTAGCTTTGAGAATCTCAGCACCGGTAGCGGTCATCATTCATCAGTTCTCATTCATCAGGTCATCATTATCAGGCCATTACTTCGGGCGTACCCCTAGCCCCACGGACTACGACTTCATATGTGGTTCGGTCGTTGCGTCTGGTGCGTCGGGCTTGACGCTGCCCATGTCTCGATGTACTCTCTCGGTGTTGGGGTTGTCGGCACAGACCCGCCCTGACGAAAGGAGCGCCCTATGGATAGGGAGAAGAACCAGCAGCGGCTCGTCGAGGTACGGGCAGCAATCGCAGCGGTCAATGAGTCGCTGACCGCTGAGGAGTTCGGTGATGCGGCACAGATGAACAGCGAGATGGGCGGCAATGCTCACCTCGTCGTGGTGCCAGCGGCGTTCTGGAATGACCATGTGTATCGCGACTGCGATTTGGACTCGGTCGAGGTGCGGTCATCGGCTGCCGATTGGAGCAACGACGACGGCTCCTATGTCGTCTTGGTGATGACCGACGACTTCCTGATGGAGTTGGTCTCTGACGCTGCCCACTACTCGAACGGCTGGGGTGAGGACTACGAGCCCCTGATGGAGTCGGCACGCCGCGCCATCGTGGCGCTCTGGGAGCAGAAGCCCGCCATCATGAAGGCTGACGCTGACGCTCGGGCGAGCCGCGACAATCTCCGCTGGTCGCTCGGCATTCAGCGCGATGATGTGGCGGTGATCACGGGCTAACCTTCGTCGAGCCTCGGGCAACAGGAACCCGCTCCCCTTCGGGGGGGCGGGTTTCTTGTTGGGTTGTGTCTGGTCATCGTGAAGGCCTTCACCCCTGACCCCGAACGCTGACCGTTCATCGACATCATCACTATTGGTTCACTCATCATTCATCATCTACCCCTTACCCCTTACCCCTCACCCCACCATTTACCCCTTACCCCACGAACTAGGACTCGTTCTCCGGCAAGAGTCAACCTTCGGGCTGCTCTGTCGAGACTCGGTCAATGAGCGCGGAGCTTCTTTTTCAGCCCTCATTCATCATTCATCATCATTCATCATTCATCATCATCATTACCCCTCACCCCACGAACAAAGGGCCAAAGGCGGGCAATGTCGATGCGCGGGCAGCGTTGCGTCTGGCGGTTCGGGCTTGCGCTCTGGCTTCGGTGGGTGTATCTTTCTGGTGTCGGGAGCACAGAGGAAGCCACTAGGCGACCGCCCGACAGGGAGAACCAAATGGGTATGACCTACGAGGAAGCTCTGGAAGCCGCCAAGAAGTCCGCAGGGAAGGTGGTTGTCCTGACCTACTGGACTAAGCCGGCTACTGAGGCGGAGCGCACGCGCCGCATTGCCTCTGCCTCGATGCGACAGGCGGAGCACAAGGCTCTCGGTCGCGTCAAGACCGAGGCGGTCGCTGAGTCGGGTTCGGTACTGGTTCGCGTGGCTGGGCAGATCAACCGCGACGAGCACGCTCTCGGTGTCTGGGTCAATAAGAAGGGCGAGCCTTCGCTCTCGCTCGTCATCTCCGCGCCGACGGAGTACGGCTACACGACCGCTTGCGCCTACGCTGGGAAGGCTGGGAGTGCGTGCGAGAATCGTCGTCCGTTCCACGCTCATCGTGGCGTGAACCTGACGCGGCTCGTGTCGTGGCTCATCGCAGGAGAGGAGCAGGTCAAGGCGGAGCCGCAGCTCGGCTGCTAGTCGGTAGCCTTCGGGCGCAAGAATCCCGCTCCCCTTCGGGGGGCGGGTTTTTTGTTGGTTGCCTTTGTCTCGATTTTTCTGATTCACCCCTTCACCCCTTCACCCCTTACCCCACGGATTCACTCACTCATCACTCATTCATCATTCACCTATTCACTCATTCATCATTCACTCGCTACCCCTGACCCCACGAACTAATGGGTAGGTAGGCACCGGTTGTGGGCAGCGTTCGGGGTCGGCCTCGCCTGAGCTTCCCTCTTGACTCCTGCCGTGGTTGCGGTATTCTCTATGTGTCGGGGGCAGGCACAGACCCGAACCGACGAAGGGAGAAACAAGATGAACAAGGCAGCAAAGGCTCTGATGGTGGCAATCATCGCCCTCGGTGCGCTGATCCTCGGCGCAGCGTTCGGCTATGACGGCGGGTTCGGCGTAGTGGTCGGCGGCACCGGATTTTGGGTGAGCCCAGGTATGGCGATCATCGGCGGGTTCGCGGGCTTCGGGCTCTTCGTGGCGGCGTGGATCGTAGGCGAGGAGATCGGGCTCTACCTGAGCAAGTAAACCACAAGCCGCCCCGCCGTAGGGGCTGCCCCGCCTGAGCTAGTCGGCTCGGGCGGGGCTTCTCTTTGCCCCAACCCTGCTGCCCGTTCATCGACATGGCCGGGCGGGGTCAGCGCTGCGCAAACTTCAACATTTCACCAGATCCCCTCAACCCCTCTTCCTGTAAACAACAGCGAAGGGCAATGCCTGGCCTGGATTTTTTTAAAAATACCCAAATCTTTCCATCACTCTCTTATTCAATACTTCCTTCACTCTATCCCTCTATCACTCCCGGGCGTGACTCCGGAGGTGACTCGGGATCACGCACAACGTGGCTCCGGAGGTAGGGCTCGAACCTACGACCAGGCGATTAACAGTCGCCCGCTCTACCACTGAGCTACTCC